GGGATGAGCCATAAGTAGGAAACAGTAATGCCAGAGTGTGCGATATTTAAACACGGAGTAGTGATAGACACAACGTCTTCTATAAGACCGTGCTGTGCATGGTTATCAAATAAAGACGAAAAGCCTTTATATTTTGATGATGATTGGCAAACAAGACATGCTGAATGGGGTAAGAGAAGCGAGACAGAATGGCTAGATGGATGTGCTGAATGTAAACTAAGTGAAGAACTAACAGGTATAAGTTTACGAACAACATACAATGACCAGTTCAAAGGTGAAACTGGCATTAAGCATTGGGATTTAAAGATAAACAATACTTGTAACTTTGCTTGTCGAATGTGTCATCCAGGAAGTAGTAGTAAATGGGCAAATCTCATAAGAGATAATAAAGAATATAATTGGTACGGATACGAAGCAAGACACGAAGAACCAAAGACACGTTGGACAAAAAAAGCATTAGAGTTTAGCCATCTTATGTTAGATGCAAAAGTTGTAAAGTTTACAGGTGGTGAACCATTTATGATACCACAAGTAAAAAAGATTATACAAAGACTAATAGACGAAGGAGTTTCTTCTAATATTGAAGTACAATTGATAACAAATGGAAGTTATGATATGACAGACTGGAATCATTTGTTTGAGAAGTTTAAAAGAATACAGATAAATGTGAGTATTGAAGCAATAGGCAAACGCTATGAGTATATACGACCAGGTTCAAGTTGGAAACAAACGAGTGAAAATCTTGTGAAGTTCAATAAATTAAAACCAAGTAATTCTCATGTGACAGTATCAGTTTTGCCTATGGTTTTTAATCACAAGCATATGCATGAAATATTAGATTGGTGCAATGATAATAAAATTGATTGTTTCTCATCGACACCAGTTATACGACCTGCGTTTATGTCGCCAGATGCAATGGAAGATAAATTACTAAGAGAACAGTTGATAGAACAAAGTGAAATAATGGATAAAATACACGGAACTAATTGGAGAGATTTCATACATGAGTGATAAAACAGACGAATTATATTGGTCACAATATGACTTCACAGAAATACCATTCGATGACCTCGTTAGTGTAGGACAACGAACTCTTTTATACAGAGATTTGTTTTCAGTGAGTTGGTTACTGGGAAGATTCTGTAACTATAAGTGTTCTTATTGTTGGCCGTATGCTAGAAGTGACCGTAAAGACCACAGACCAACTGACTTATGTTTAGCAACAATAGACGAAATAAAAAGGCAAGCAAGACAAAATGGATTTAACTCTTTTCACTTTTCTTTATCTGGTGGTGAACCTACTTTTCATCCTGGCTATTTGGACATCCTCAATCACCTCGCTGGAGATGTGGATAATACTAATTATACTTCTGTTCATATGACAACTAACATGTCACGTAATATGAAGTGGCATGAAACCTATTGTAAAACAGTTGCAAAAATGCACCGAGCAAGTATCACCGCATCATTCCACAGTGAGTATGCGAAAGAAGAAGAGTTTGCTGATAAGTTGTTGTACTGTATGGAACATGATGTACATGTAACAATCAACATGGTCCTCGTTCCTGAGTGGTTTGACCGTGACTGGAATAGAGCCTTATACTTTCATAATCGTGGCATAAATGTTACATTAAAACCACAGAGTGACCCAACTGCATCTTTTGTAGTATCTGGTTACACAGACGAACAATTAAAAACAATGCGTAAAGGCATGCCACAAAGAGACTTCACATCTAAACTACAAGAAGAAACTGGCATAAAAGTAGTAAGACCAAAACCTAAATCAGGTAGTATGTGGAGAATGGATGCGATAAATGGTGATGACAAATCAGTGCCACACCAAATGCAAGTAGAATTCCAAGACAGTAAAGGAAAGAAATGGTACATGGACCAAGCAGAACGTTTCAATGCTTTTAACTTTAATAAGTTTAAGGGATGGGAATGTACTAGTGGGTTCAAAGGTATCATTATCAGAGAACCAGATGGTAGTATAAAACGTTCATACAGTTGTGCGGATGAACCATTAGGGTATGTAGAGAGTGGCTTTAAACTATTTGACAAACCAAGAGTTTGTATTAGTGAAAGTTGTGTAAGTAGTGCAGATAGTAAGATACCAAAACGTAAACCTGGAGCAATGGTACCTATATATCCGGGTGATATATCATTTAAAAAGGAGAAATAACATGTTAAAACTACCTTCATTGACAGAACTATTCTTTGGAAAAGGAGTAGACCCTGCGACATACAGAGGTGAAAATAAAGCGCCAGTATACCTATCTGGCAAAGGAAAGAAACTAAATAAGAGTACAGAAAAAGCAATTACTGAGAAGCCTATTAAGGAGGTGCAAACCAAGGCTCCTAAGAATGCAAAATCAGCCGAGAAGCCTCGTGGCACTAGAAAAGACTATGTGTTAGATAAAAAACTAAAAGAAGCGAAAAAGAAATCTATTAAAAAATAAAATATGAATATTGAGAGAACGATTGAAGAATTGTTAGAGGAAATTAAACAATTAAACAAACGAATAGAAGCGTTAGAAAAGATGGTTAAATTCCATGAGGCTATCCGTAGGAGATAAAAATGGCAACAGATACAACAGCGAAAGCAAAGTCGGGCAAAAGTAGTGCATCAGCAGAAGCAGGTGCAGAAGCCAATACAAAAGCAAATCTAGGTAAAGGCACTACAGCAAATGCAGGTGCTTACGCAGATGCAGAAGCAAGTGCAGAAGCAAAGGCGAAGAAAGGCAATGCGAGTGCAAATGTAGGCGCACATGCCGAAGCCGGTGCATACTCAAATGTTGAGAATGAAACTAAAGTAGGTGGAGTAGGAGTTAAGAGTGAAGCACATGCGGGTACAAAAGTGTATTCAGATGTAGGCGTAGGCGGTAGCATTGGAACTAATGGTGCTGAAGCACACGCAGGAGCCATCGCAGGTTCATGTGCAGAAGTTGGAGCATCTACTACAGTAGGTAGTGATAGAAACAATGCAGGAATTGGTGCTAAAGTTTCAGTAGGACCACAAATTGGTGCTAAAGTAGGCGGCGGTGCAACAGTTGATGATGGTAAACTAACAGTGGGTGCAGATGTTAAATTAGCACTAGGTGTTGGTGTTACACTATCACCACAAGTTACAGTTGACACAAGACCAGTTGCAAAAGCAGTTGACACAGTAATTGTTAAACCTGTTGCAACAGTTACAAAAGCAGTAGCGGCACCATTTGCGCCAACTCCAAAGGGCAAGAAAAAGAAATGGTACAAACCATGGTAATAACGGAACTAAAAAGGAAACTATGCGAGAAAAAATAAGAATGCAATCAACAGAGTCGGCACATTTTTATACACGACATAAGAATAAAAGATTACATCCAGAAAAGATGGCGTTGAATATGTATGACCCATATATACGTAAACATTGTAAGTACACAGAGCAGAAGATTAAGAAGTGACTATTAAATTATTCATTATGAAAGGAAAGACAAATGAATATAAGACCAATAGATGATTTAAATAATCTGTTTGCAATAAAAGATGTAGTATCAGAAGAATTAATACATGAACTTTCACAATTAAATCTAATGGATTTGCCATATGAACCTCAAAAAAGCCAGGCAGATAAGAATAGAAGATGTATTGTAGTTGAACCCAACAGTGTTTTTGACCGTATCAATAATCACATAAATTCCAAAAAAGATATTGTAGAACAATTATTAGAAATTGAAATTGCAGAAATATGGGGTGTGTTTTGGTTAGACTTGGAGGGTTTTTCTATGAACAGACATATTGATAATCCAAGAGTTGACCGTGTTCTACAAGTTTACCTAACGAATAATGATAGTTCTCCTACTATATTTTTTAATGTAGATGAAAGTAAAATTATTGAAAAAGATACATCTCAAAAATACTATTATAAAGACACGGAAGTCCCACCAGTTAGGCATCAATTTGATTGTATTCAAAACACAGGATATATGATGCTTAATAACAAAACACAATTACATGGAAACCCAGATATGTACATAGGTCCTAGCGAACAACGATTGAGTGTATACTGTCATATCTTTGAGAAGAACTAATGTTAGCAAATTCATACTCAATGTACTTATTAGAAAGAGGAAAGTATCCAGCATCGACACTTTCGCCTGAAGGTTCAGTGCATAGTTTTTGTCCAAATCAGGTCAGAAAAGTATTAGACAGTTTGCATATGAAGAACAAAGGTACATCGGATGAACTAGATGATTACTATTCTAATTGGTTAGATTGGACATATAGATTTTCTGGTGTAGATAAGTTTAGTGAATGGGCATTTTGTAATGGAATCCATGATGCTATTATCAATCAAGTTGCATACAAATCTAAAACAGTTAACAAGTTTTATTACTTCAATGATGACTATATGTTTTATACTGCTTTATTGTCTCCATATACGGTGGAGTGTATCCACCATACGGACCTAGAGACGATAGAAGAAAACAGTTACATAATCATTAGTCAACCTAATCATACAGGAAGTATTTCAACGTGGTTTCCTGAACTAATAAAGCAATGTGAAAGAACAAATAGTAAGATATTCTTGGACTGTGCATTCTATGGAACGTCTTTAGAGACTATGAATGTTGAGAATCCTGTTATAGATTGTGTCGCATTCAGTCTTAGTAAGTCGTTTCTATTGGGTGGTATAAGAGCAGGAATATTGTTTGGTAATGATATAGCACCAAGTTTGACTATTCCCGTAAGTAAACTAATGAACTATAACTATTATAATATCAATGCAGTAACTGTGGCAAATGCAATCTTACCAAAGTTTGGACCATTATACGTAACTGCACCAGCAAAGATGATACAAGAAGAATATGTTAACAATAATCCAGGATATACTGCATTAGAAATATGGATGTGGGTCCATGATGAAAAGGGAAACAAAATTTGTATAACAGATGAAATACAGAATGCTATACAATTAGAATTGGATAAGGAATAATGACATGAGTAATGTTACTGAACTAGAATTAAATATCGACTATGATAAACTTAGAAAAGAATTCAATGATATGGATATTGAGAAATTTTTGATTAAGAACAATGGTCAGATGATGCTTCAAACTATGTCAGGTACACCAGAAGAAGAACAAAGACTAAAAGGAACTCTTAGTTTATACGTAGACTATGACAACCATGATTCCACTGACCCAAATTCAAAACCTAAAGTACGAGATGTAATATTACAAGAAGAAGATTTTTCAGAAGTTTGTGATTACTTAAAAGGCACATACACGGAAGAAGTAATCAATACTATTTTTAAAGAGTATGGAGCAGTTCGTGGTAGATATATGATGATGAACTGGAAATCATGCTTAACATATCACTATGATGAAACACCCAGAATTCATTTGCCATTAGTGACAAATGATGGATGTTTTATGATAATAGATGATAAGACTGAAAAGTTACATGAGAGTACTACCTATTTGGTAGATACAACCAAGAGACATACTGCCTTAAATGCAGGTGAGCATCTTAGATTTCACATGGTGTTTTGTCTACCGCCTAAAGACGGTAGTACAAAGAAATCATATCATACCTGGAATAGGCATAATACTGTTTGATTTAGAATAAGTGGTCAGAAGATAAATCTTCTGATGCTGGCATTGTGTGTTCCATTGCTAACATACTTTGATAGTCATCGCCATTACACTCAGTTTGTTGGGCCTCGTCTGCGAATGCTATTGTAATTTTCACTTTAGAATCACCATCAACTAATGCAGTCATATATACTGCTTCATCAGTAATGTCAACGCCCTTGTCTGCCAAGAATGTTCTAAAGTGGTCTCTATAACTATCATAGTCATTTTCACTATAAAATGCGTCAACTGAATCATATGCTTTATCAGTATGTGGTGTGATTATTACGCTCTCTTTTATCATATTATTACTCCTAGGTATCGATAAAGTTAATTAGTTATTACTACTCTTATTTATCATATTTTGCCAGTTAGAACGGGATATCATCATCCCAATCGAACTCTAATTGCTGATATTCTTCTTGTCTTAGGTATGTTTCAAAGGTTATATCTGGTGTATTTTGGTTGCCTTGAGCATACATCTGATTTAATATAACAAAGTCCTTAGTGTAGTAATCTAAGTCTACTACTGTGTCTGTGTGATATAAGTCGTGGACTCTAGTAAGAAATAAAGCATCACAGTATCGTATTGCTTCATCATAGAGAGTTTTACCACCAATTACAAATATATCTTGTTCTGGATATGAAAAATCTAATTCTTTAAGAATTACTTCAACTGAATCTATCTTTGGATTACGAACTGCAAAACAACCAGGAAAATCATTTTTACTATGAGTTGAACTGATTACATAGTTATGTCTGTGCTTTAATGGTGCATGAATACCAAGACTTTTCCAAGTGGTAGACCCCATAACTATTACATTTTCTTCAGTTAGTTGTCTAAACCAGTTTAAATCTTCTTTGATTTTTGGCCATGGTAGTCCGTTTTTAAATCCAATACCACCAACCTCATCGGCAGCCAATATCATATTAATCATTGTCTATCAATGTGTCCTTATTCTCATCTTCGATTTCACCATCAATCGTTCCAGTATCTACATCATCATCATCAAAGTGATTATCAAAGATTGTTTTTACATTGATGGCTACATCATGTTTAATCTTTTCTACGTCAATCTTTACTTGAACATCAGCAATTTTATCAAATCGATGCACAAGACTTTCCCAGTTTAAATCATCAGCAAGTGGCAGTGGATGTAATAATTCATCACCTGACATTTCAATCTCTTGTCCACTTGCTAATGTTACTAGTATACTTTCTACATATTCTGTAGGAATACTCATTGGAAATATTTCATCCATTAACTTATCAAAGTCTGGGTCGTCCATTATTTTGATGCCTCTCTAAGTTGTAAGTATACTTATTCTGTTGGCACAGTTGCTTTTGCTCTTGCCGCCATTGCTTTTGCTGTAGTTCCTGCAGGTCTACCTCTACCTTTTTTAGCAGGTTTCTCAGCCTTCTCAGTTAGAGACGGGTCAAATCTTACCGCTTCAGCACGTTTCTTTTCTGCTTCTTTTTCCAAAAGCATTGCTTGAATTAGTAAGTTCTGTGCAATCTTTTTGTTATCACCAGCCGCATCTGTATCAATCTGCTCTTGTACATTTTCAGTAAAAGATTGACCTTTTTCTTCTTTCACACCAACTGCATCTTCACCAACAATCTTTGACATTTCCGATAACAACTGAGGTAAAGGTATAACGGTAGCAGAGTTAGGTGTCATAACAATTTGGTCTGCCGCTACTTTTCCTAGATAACCTTCTTTGTGTAGTGTATCTAACATGCCTTGGCCGTTTTGAAATACTTTACGAGTTAGAACTTCATATAACTCTTTTGAAGATTGACCTTCTTTAGATTCGATAGCATCCATAAAAGATTGATGATATTTGTCTGGCAAAGAATCACTGTATACTACCAATGCATTCTCTGGTTCTTCAGGTAGTTGCATAAAGACGACACTCAAACGAGTACCAGTCCCTTTATGCTTACCTACATGTTTAATGAAGGCTGCCATTACGCACCGCCTTCAGTAACTTCTGCATTTTCTCCACCCTGCTCAGCCGCAGCCGCTTCTTGTGCCGCTTGAACATGGTCTACAAATTCTTTGACTTTATTTGCTACTGCACCGACTGACGATAGTTCGTTAGCCTGAAATGCGCCACGCTTAGATGCTAAGTCGATAATGTTGTAAATATTGACCAAGTCATTCACTGTCACACTTGGCGATGTTTGTGCCTGTGCTTCTGGTGCCGCTGTTGTTTCTTGTTCTGACATAAATTGCTCCTTATTGTCATTGTTAATTGATATTATATATAATATGAATTAATTTACTCAATTCACTATTCTATTCTACATGGTTTACACCACGAAGTCAAGTATTTTTTTGTATATTTTTGAATTATTTGTTATCCTATGTTAACATTTTTTTGATACCATGACCAATAATCGTCTGGATTAAATTGAATAGTTCCATCTGGTAAGTTGAGAAATGATTGTAACCTTGGTAAAATAACATTATAATCAAATAACAAATTTCTAGGATGTATAATAAACTTATTATTAATCGTATCTATGTAATTATTTATCTCTGTATATAATCTATTACTTCCATTTAACGAATGCCACTCTACTTCGTGTTCTTTCTTTAGTTTCGTAGTCTTCGAATGATTGGTAATATCTTCTAGTTTTCTTGCGAGACAATCGAAAGGTTTACTTAGTAAGATTATGTTATAAGTACATTTAGGTCCACCCTTAGTCCATGACCCAGAAAAATAAGGAACATTTATAATATTGCCCATACATTCCTGCATACCATATTCAAAATCGTATATACATACCTCTGTGTCGTGTACTTCACTCATTTCTTATCCATCTGATACGTTTCTTAGATTTTGTAGTGCATATATCAGACCCACATGGACACCAATCCCATCTACAGGTGATACTTTTAGTTGGAAATTTAATAGCCTCGGGCCTTGTAATATGACCAAAATTGTATATACTATCACCACAGTAACTTCCACTGATAAACCAACCGTCATCAGTAATATTTATTTTCTCAATACCTATATTACAATCCCAACCCTTCCAATGATTTCTTCTTTCATGTGATAAATTATTTGCATCTGCTAACACTCTTTTTCCTGTAGTAGTGTTTGTCCAATACATAATAGAAGGAGTTAGTTCGCCATCTCCTGGTACTCTTCCTGGCAAATCTATACTATTGAGTTGATTCATTCTGTTTTTAACACGCTCTTCGTATACAAAGGTTTCACCCGTTCCTAATTTCTTTTGTAAAGGCTTCATTGCTACTCTGCCTCCACAACGTAGATTTTCTAAGAAATATTCGGCTGCTTCAAAACATAATTCTTCTAGTTTTGGATAAAAACATACCATCATAGAAATATTATATACACCCGCATCATATAAAGCATTTACAACTTTAGTCATATGTTTATAATCTGCTTGTTCGGGATGATAACTAAATAGAACTTCAGACATCAGGTGTGCATTCTTTTCCCACCATCTTACAGTACGAGAACCATTTGTTTGTATACTGACCGTGTTATTTAATGAACCAGCGTTGTTTATTATCTCTAATGCTTTATCAAAATCTTTCCATACTGTTACTTCACCACCCAATAAATTCCATTTAACTATTTTGTTATGGTAATTATAATAATGGGTTACAGCAGTAACACAGTTTTTAAAAACTTCGAGGTCTGGCCATGGCGCACTACCATCATAATTATTTGAATCACAATATGTACATGTATAATCACAGGTATTTCCTAGTACCCAGTCAACTAGAATAGTGTTATTAGCACCGCCTTTTTCGAATAAGTCAAACTCTTCCAAATAGTCCATGTTCTTTTCGGACATTGTTTTTAGATTAGAAATTTCTTCTAATTGAATAGATTTCTTTTTCATTAGAACTTCCTTAAATGTAGACTATATTGACCTCTTCTGTAGTATTTAGATATTTTAGCCATATTTCGTGGTCAACTTGTTTCAAACTGACACCACTTACCAGTTCATAGAAGTCTGGTTGTTTAGGTTCTCTATAAGGTTTTATGTGAGTGTGACTACCTTTTTGATTATTGCATTTTTTACACGCAGTCACAGTATTAGTCCATGTTAATTTACCGCCAAGTGATTTTGGAAGAACATGGTCGAGTGTTAATTCTTTATAACTAAACATTTGTTTACAGTATTGGCAAATATAATTATCTCTTAGATAGACATTGCTTCGACTGAATGAAGTATTAGTCCGTTGTCTAACAAAATCTCTGGTCATTATAACACTCGGTACAGTCATTGTAAGTGTGGGACTATGTACCTGCCAGTCCTCGTGCCATTCCAGGACGTTAATACGGTCAAGCCAAACGAGTTTTACACTCTCTTGCCAAGTTAGTGTTGAAAGGGGTGCGACACTTAAAGGATTGCCGTCTGCATTTAGAAGGAGGGTATCTCTCATAAAGAATATTTATCAAATAGAGATACCCTTGGTTTTATTTACAAACCTGCTGGAACGATTACATAATGAATCATTAATACTACTCCTAATGATGCGGCTAAGCCAACCATCATTTTCAAAAAGTCTTTTCCGATAAGAGGGAAAACAGATTTTACTTTTTTACCTGTGAATGATGCGATTGCAAGTTCACGTCCACAAAGTAGTCCAACAAATACCCATGTAGTTGACATTGGAATATCATTCAGTTCTTTAAAGAAGAACAAGATTAACCAATAAACACCATCAATAATTGTAGCACTTCTTACATACTTTGTGTTATGCTTTTCAACAACAATCTGTTGAATTTTACCACCGCCTTCACGGAACATAAACCCAAGACCGCCAACAAATACTACACTGATTAGTATCATTATATCCCAAGGTATAACTCTCGGTAAAAATACGGCAATGTTTGCCATATCGTGTGACAACCAAGTCCACCACAAGAATCCTGTAGTTGCCCATTGTCCAACACGCCACCACTTCTTATGTGATTCTTTAACTGGTGATGCTTCGTCTAATAATCTACTTACAACCATCCAGATACCATATGCGGCTACGGCCGCTACTGCATATCCCATCATACTTTTCATAAGCATCTTTTCTAGTACGAAGGTTGAAGCGAATGCTGATAATACCAAGAATGATGTACTCACTGGAACACCAACTCTTGTTAATAGTAATAGTAATCCTGGAGCCATTGCGTGATACCATTGTACTTCTACAAATGGAATCCGATTTAGTCTTCCGTAACTAATATCACCACCATACATATACCAGCCATACCATAATGCCCACAATAACACGGCACTGGCCGCGAACCACATAGTAGTCCACTTAAATTTCTCATTGTTTGATGCAATCCACGTTCCGAGTGTTTGTACGGAATCGTTTGCAATAACAGAATAGGCGGCAAATAAAAAACCAATTGCCATCCATAAGGTCATTTCCATCATAATCTTCCTCTTATAGTTAATAAAAAAGAGTGCTTAATTGCACTCTTTATTATAATAACATATTTGAACTATCAGGTCAATAGTTGTTTAGATTTTTTATTGAAGTTTTGCTAGTTCAAAATCATCTTCATAGATTTCTGATACATCTATATCATTGAGAGTATTATGAAATCTATATCCACGTGACTTAAGAATTTCCTTACATAAAGTCCATTCATATACTTTGTAGTCCATACAAATACCATAGTCTATGGGTTCATCAATATTTTTATATGTAAATCCAGACGGAGCAAACCACCAACCATCATCAGTATAACCAGATGAATACAGGTCAAACTCTGGACCAAATTCTGATTCAGCAAGTGCCGAACTGGTTGTTAAGATTAGACTGATTAAGATTATAATTTTTTTCATAGTTCCTCTGTTGGTTGTGGTTCACCACAATGTTTACATTTAGTTGCTTCTATATGTATTTCTTCTACACAAGCCTGACATACCTTTTTTGGATAGTCTTTTTCTGTTGCCCACATATAAAGGATAGGCACCGTTACCACCCAAAATAAGCCATGAAAGCCAAAGAGTGCGAATACAGTAATAAGCAATAGTAATACTAAAATTGTTGCAACCCATACGTTCATATCAGCCCTCGCTATAGTATGCATGTTCACCGAAAGGTGGGACAATACTTTCAGAACCGTGAATGATAAACAAACTATCACAATAACTTTCGTCACCCCAACTATCCCAAGGTAAACCATCAGTAAACATGATAAACTTATCAGGCTCAATATCATTGTCTTTCATAAACTGGTAGTTGATATCAAAGTCAGTACCACCGCCACCGATAATCTCATACTCTTTAAGTTCATCAGCATTGTATGGGTCAAACTCTTTATAACCCTCACCGTTTACTTCGGTGTCAAAAGTCCAAACACGAATTTTGAAGTCTTGGAATTGTTGCATAATGCCAGACATCTCACCAAGAAACTCTTCAATCATAGTAGATGAAATAGAACCAGAAACATCAAGTGCAATAGCAACATCAATCTTTTCTTCATTCTTTGAACCAGGAAGGTAAACACCCATTGATTGTGATTTACGAGATTGTCTCATAAATGTGAAATCACTTTTCAAAAGACTTTGAATTGAAATGTTAAGAAGTTCACGCCAATCCATTTTAGGATTAGTCATGCCGTTTATAATTCTTTTAACATCACCAGGAAGAGTACCAGCATCAGTTGATTGTGCCGCTTGTATTACAGCCTGTTTCATCTGGTCTTTAATTGCTTGTGCTTCTTGTTTAGAAACTTTGATAGGAGCACCACGACCAGTAGGGTCGTTTTTGCCGTCACCGTTACCATCACCAAACATGTGCTGGTCTAATGTTTCTTTATCATCGCCCTCGCCAGTTTCTTTAAGGTGTTCATAAATCTCTTCGGTGTAACTCCTGTAATACTTTCGGTCATGTAATGCCATCTTTGGCATAACACCGACACGTGATTCAACTAATGCTTGGTTAACTTTATAGTCAGCCGCAATATTCCAAAGTTTCATATCACGTGAATTTTCTTCCATGTCCATCAAACGACCATACTCGCCACAGTGTTCGTATACACAGTGAAGAACCTCGTGACCAACAACGAAATCAATTTCTTCTGGTGTCATAGTTCGGAAGAAATCACAGTTGTAATAAAAATGTCTGCCGTCAGTAGCGGCTGTAGGACACCATTCTGCCTCGACTAATTTTAACCGAGTAGCAAGTGTACCGAAAAATGGGTGACGAATAAGAAGGCGAACACGACTACTCACAATCATTTCTTTAACTTGTAAATCCGTGTAGTCGAATACTACAGGTTCAGGTAGAGTATCATCTACTTCAATACCGTTAGCGGCTAGAACATCGTCTAACGCACTATTTAATTCTTGTTCATTTGAAACTGTTGGCATATTAATTCCTCTTTATTCTTTAACTATACTTATAGTATACACCAAAACGAGTATTTGTCAAGTTTTGATGTATACCTAGTCCCATTGTGGGCGATTGTAATATCTAGTTACTACATCATTTGCATCTATCCATAATGAACTACCAACAACTTTATCCATGGCATCTATTAACTGTTTCATTTCAGCCATAAACAACTTAGCAAATGGTTTATCAAATATCTGAATAGTAACAGAGTTATCTATCATATCAGCCAACTTGATGAACTGTGCTTCTGCTGGTGCTTGTGCTAATCGGTCTCTATCTATGCCTTTTCGAACAGCCCTATTGCCATCTTCTGGCTTAGATGTATCAGTTAACCATCGAACTAGTTCAGCAATATCATGCCCAAATAAAGCATTGATATCAGCCAAAGTATGTGGTGTATCTTCTACTACATCGTGTAATAAAGCGGCTGCCTGCTGGTCCAACGACCCACCATGCTTCTCTACTAACCTAGCAACAGCCATTGGATGGACTATATAGTCCTCACCAGTGTATTTCCGCTTCTGGCCCTTGTGTGCTAGATTGGCAAAATGGAATACTGATTTTATATCTATTTCACTCATAATTTATATCCTTTATATAGCAAGTATTAATTTCATTTCATTAACAATGTCTTTATATACTGCAATCTTTTTCTCAATAGCATACTTCTTCATTTTTACTGATGAAGTGTTACCAGAAAAAGTCTTAAGAAATATTTCTAACTTTTTAATTTCATTTTCATACTGTTCTAACATTGAAGTAACCTCTCTTATTTCTGATTATGTATATAATATAACATGATTCTGTGGTTTGTCAAGTTTTTGTTTCTATAATTCTAACATAATTAACTCTAGTTTCGTTAATCGTGTCTTCTTTCCAAGCAGTACCCAGTGATTTCACTTTACATGAAACCTTAACATTCTTTTTACTGTTTGCTAAATCATCGTTAGTAGTGAAGAAACTAAGTCTATGGTCGTCATTAGTAATAGCACTCACCATGTAACCTGACCCACCAAATGCGGTCTCTGCCAAGTATTTTGACCTAAGTATTTCAATCTCTGTTATTACCTTCTCGCCAACTTCACCGAGATGTCCAGTATGAAAACTTCTCTCACGGAGTTCATCATTTTTTACTGCATTATCATAGTAAGTAGGAAGATACGCCGCAACACCTATTATCTGTGCTAATGAATCACTATCTGCACCTAAGAAGGTAGCAATACTACTTTCAAATTCAGTTAAAGTATCAGCAAGTATCTTAAAAGAAAACTCACCTTCTAAGTATCTCATTATGTCTGATGATTTTTGTCGGTCTTCGTCAAGTATCAAATGAGGATAACTCACCAAAATTGAAGCAAGAATGTCTTTATTACTGAATGCGGTCTTTACAAATTCACCCTCAACTATGTCAAAAGTCCCGCCGGCTTTAACATACTTCGAATTGAATTTATTTGCCACTACGGCTGCCGTAAGAAGTTCATCTTTAGAAAATGAATATGGACTATCCATTGATTTTATATTATGTATAATCTCAGCACCATTGGTGAAGTCATATTTACCAAAGTAAACAACAACTTTTGATTCTCTTTCAAGGGTGTAACTATGTTTGTTTGATGTGTCTATCATAATCCCTACTTCTTTATTAACTTATATAAAGAGTATAACACGTTTTGCAATCTTGTCAAGTTTTTGATAACAAAATACATGCATTTGTACCACCAAATCCAAAACTGTTACACAGTACTGAATTAACTTCGTGTGATATGGTTGTTGGTGTGTATTTTATATTATAACCATCTTCTAGTTCATTTATGTTTAAAGATGGTGTAATAATGTCATTTTCTAGTGAAAGTACGCTTAAAGCAGTCTCTATTGCACCGGCAGCCCCCATTAAGTGACCAATTTGCGACTTATTTGCTGTTACCCATACATCTTCTAGTCCTAATCTATTGATTGCATCCACCTCAATATAATCGCCCTTAGGGGTAGATGTTGCATGTGCATTGATTAAGTCTGGTGTGCGATAAAACAGTGCATCTTTCATACATTTTTCTATCATAGTCCCGTCTGGATGCGGAGCAACAGGCTGATATGCATCGTTATTCATTGCATATCCAGATATCTCTGCTATTGTATCTTCTGTCTTAGTTTTTGATAATAAGAATAATGCACCACCCTCACTGAGAACTAGTCCGTCTCTATCTTTATCCCATGGACGACTTGCTATTTCAGGAGTTTCATTGTACTTTGTTGACAATGCTCTTAGTTTACCGAACTGTTTATATGCATCTTTATAAATCGAATCATCAAATGCACCAGCAATTATGTTATCGGCTTGCCCTGTTTCAATCATCATACAACCCATAATGATACTGTACAGTCCTGTAGAACACGCACTAGACAACATTGTACTTGGTCCTGTAAAACCATATTTAATATTGATATTGTTTGATATAAGATTTGGGGTGAATGTATAAGTGTTGACATTCTTATTTTCACTTGCTCGTAGAGATTCGTTATACATACTAAGGGCAGTTGATACAAGAACACCAGTTCTGTCTTTTTCTAAATCTTGTTTGTGTAATAATTTATCTGCTGATGATAATGCCCATTGCATATACGATGGCATTTTATCTTGTTCTCTTTCAGTTATGATAGGATGGTTTTCAGCATTAAACTTAACCTCACCTGAAACCTTAGACCTGATGCTCTTATCATGTGGAAATTTAGTAAGAGGACCGTAACAAACTTCATCATTTGTTATTGCCTTCCATGTGTCTTCTAGGTCACCAAAAGGAGTTAGACCGCTAATTGCGTTAATATATACTGTCATTTGTATTTTATCTTTTCCATTGTCGCAAAGTCTCTTACATTAAATCTCCAAATATCTTGTAGTGTATTGTAACTTGGAAAGTCTTTATGTATTCTAGTTGCTTTATCGCCTATCTTAAAAAACTTATTCGCATATTCATGGACTTTAAACATGGTGCCACTATTATCTGTATCATTTTCTGGCGAGTTAGTAGTTCCAATAATATCAGTAGCACCCATTTCTAAACACCAGTCTATTTGAACTGGCATGAAAACTCCAAATGCAAAGTTATGTTGCATCTTTCTAGCCGATACAGAAGGTGATGCCATTCCATTGTATGCCTTCATTGTAGCCATTCTACTCAATATAATAAAACATTTAGAATGTAAGTGTGGAAAATAATGGGCACCACTCATGCTGATAATCTTATCTTTATGATATACAACCCACCACTTTTCTAAGTCACCCCATTTGCCAAGTTTTAACGCTTTCAAACTTGCGTTGTTACTGTAACCTTCTTGGTCGCATCGCTTACAGAAATCTTCTAAATCACTCTGTAGACTTTGGTCATATTCTACAAGATTGAATTCAAAACTATTCTTACCTATAAATGTTTTAACTATTTTCATCTTGTGGTTTTAAACTTTCTTCTAGTACTTCACTATGAGTTCGGTCACCGAATAGCATTTTCTTATTCCATTCATAGGCGTTTGGTGCATATATTCCATTTCGTTTACTAGACTTTCTTAACCATTCAAATGATTCGTTTGCTTTCTCTAATAAGTCTGGACGAATATGAAGTTCAACATCATCATCGAACTTGTCCATAGAAACGGCTACTTGTGCCCACATATAATCTGGTACACCTGATTCTGGTGTGCATCTAGGATTTCTATACTGTTTCCATATTTCTTCTTTATGGTTTTCATCAATGCCTCTTTGGTGTTTTTTAGCCCAGAAAGGTGTGTCAGTTCTGTCACTTAAAGTATAGTGATAGTCTACAAATTTTGTTATGTTATCGAACAGCCAATTTAGATTACTATTATATGCCTTGATTGATGCTTTGCCAATCACTTCATCATTTTCGTCTGCACGTGAAATAATTCGCTCAACCATTTTCATACCAGCCTGTGCTAGTGCTAACACGTTTGCTTCCATAGGTTCAATCATTCCACCAGTCATTCCGATTGATACTACATTGTTATTCCATTGTGTATCGTATTTACCAGCATCCCATTTTATATGTCTAGGTTCTCTTATAAACTCGTGACCTTCCCAATACTTTTTATACTTCTTCATTGCATCTTCTGGAGATATCTCACTAGCATCAAATATATAACCTGAACCCATTCTATTATATAATGAAATGATAAACAACCAACCTTCATCCATTGCGTTGCTCATAGTATATGGACGCATTTCTTTTACTGGGTCGTTGTATTTTATTGGTGCAAAGATTAAATTGTCCGTGGTAATTTCATCATAAGGTTTCCATTCGACATCCATTTCTTTTGTAAGAACTCTATGAAAGCCTGTGCAATCTAAAAATAAATCACCACTGTATTCTTTGCCTGTGTCTGTTACTACAGATGATATGTAACCGTCATTGTCTTTTTTAACCTCAGATATATGTGCATGTATGTGCTTAACACCTTTTGGTATTGCAACTCTATCTTTAATTAGTTTCGGAAATCTATTTGCATCGATATGATATGTTAGACTTTCCCATGAACCCAACATCAAATTGTCATTCATATCGTAAGGAGACTTACAATAGTCCATCAAGTAAGTTGCTTCTTGTGTATCTTGTGCAATCTCCCATAAGTTCTTTCTACCGTCACGTGCTAGTTGTAACCAATAATCATTCCATTTATCATCAACACCTTCTTTACCTTTAGAGTTGTGAAACAAATCATTAGTCTTCAATTGATTGTAATAACTGGATGCTAAGTGTTCTTCAGGTAGAGCATAAGAAAATCCATAATATGATTCATCAAACTTAGAAGGCCACCAATGATTAGTAACATGGTCTCTTTTACCTGGAATATTCCAGCCAATAAATTTATTACCAAGTTTGTATATTGAATGTGTATAAGACATCCACTCACGTTCTTCTAGCCCTATATCGCTTAACATAGTTCCTAGGCGTGGTAAAACACTTTCACCAATTCCAATAGTTCCTACTCTATCACTTTCAATAAGAGTTATGTCTAGTTCTGGATGTTTTGTCTTTAGCCAAGATGCAGATAGCCAACCGCCTACGCCACCACCAACAACAACTATCTTTTTAACTTTGGTCTTCATTGACTTCTCCATATATGCCTTGTATAACATGTCTCTGTATTTTGCCCATCTGATTTCTAGGCAGAGTTTCTTTAGTAACGATTATATCTTTAGGAAGTTCATACGGCATGAGTTTACTTTCTATAGCGTTCATTACTAACGATTTATTTATCTGTGGGTCCTGACTACTTATAATTGCTACGATATATTTTTCACCTAAACCTCGTTCTTTAGATATCACGCATACTTCATCAACACCGTCTAATACTAATATAGCATTTTCTATGCCAATTGGTGATACATTGTGGCTGTTGATTTTCATTAAATCTTTTCTACGAGACTTGTAAAATAGTTTATTATACTTACGTTCAAATACATCACCCGTACACCAAAAACCATCACTGTCTAGTTCTGCATCTACATTCAGATAGTTACTCATTAGTAGGGGACTTTTTAACCATAACTGGTCATGCCTATCTAATTTGTATTCATATTGGTCATTACATTCAAGTTGTAATTTGTGTTCAGTATCTGGTTCAATTAAGAATGTGAATGCTGGAACTTGAGTTTCAGTACACCCATATAAATCTCTGATGGTAGGGACACCTTTACTGAATAGAATGTCTAACATTTCTTCTGGTATAATTGTGCTACCAACACTTAGTTCTCTCCAATGAGACATATCTAATTCATTCCATGTCTTTAAATTCTGCATAGCAAGTATCATTGCTGGAACAATTATGCCTATTGTTGGTTTAAATTCTTCACATAACTTCACAAATCGTCTAGGATTGAACTGTTCGATTACAACTGTACAACCTTTGATTAGTCCTGGAAGTGCGAATAGATACAAGCCTCCTACGGTTGATGGTGGTAATTGAGATAGTATTACATCATTTGAACTCATTTGATACACACTAATACTATTGAAACAAGCCATCAAACATCCTGCACTCGTATGTGCAACTGCTTTAGGTTTACCGGTTGTACCACTTGTGAATAATACTGTATATGTGTGGTCTGTTTTCTTAGAATATATCAATGCTTTGTTGTGCGGTTCTAAGGCTAAAGCATCAGCCTCAGTTAGTATAATATGGTCTGGTGAACTTGCTTCTACTATTCCACTTACTACATCTTTTGGCAGATTTGGAAATGTAGGCATGAATGTTACACCGAGAATATCACATGCCAATACCATTCTAATATAATGATATTCTTTGCCACTAGCAAATAACAATCTGTCACCTGGACGAAATGCAGTAGACATAACGGCAGCCAGTTTTTCTACACTCTCAATAAGTTCAGTGTAGGTATATTGTTTATCACCACAAATTACTGCGGTTTTATGCCGATGTAATTGTGATTGGTTTTTTATAGTTTCAAATATCATTACACCAGTATACCATAGAAATCAAGGAAAGTCAATAGGGACATACAGTAAAGGAGACTAACATTTCTGCTAGCCTCCCGTCTCCTGTAGTCTAGGATTACCTGATACCTTACGTATCCCGGCAGCCCCCTAGTGGGCTATTCTTTTAGGCGTTATGGGCCTCGATGATAAGTTTACCATGCTTTTTGAAGAAGTCTTCAATGCAAGGCACTTTACGAGGCTCTAATGGAAGTTTGTAAACTTTAAGAGCAGTTCTACCACCTAATACTGTCATTTCAGTATCAAAGTTTTCCATCATAAACTTGAAGAAGTTATTAGCCATGCTGTATAACTCATCCATCTTATCTTTACCGTTACGGTCAACAAAGTCTTTTAACTCATAACATAGCGAAGTTGTTAACGAGAACATCGCTGAAATCTCACGTGCTTCTGGTGAAAGAGTTGTAACTTTACCATCTAAGATATCAGAAGGAACAGGCAACTTACTTGACAAGGCTCTGTGAGCCATAAACTTAGTAGCAACACCATCGCCAACTGTACCAGCAATCAAATCATGTAAACGACTTTGTGAAATTTCTTCACCTTCTTGTGGTAACATTTCAGAAACAAAAGTCCATGAACGAGGAGTAGCAAAGGCTCGGCTCGCCTGACGTGGGTCAAAGTTGAATAAGTCCATCTTGTTAGACGTTAAGAAACCAACCACATCGGCACTGATTTTGTTCTCTAATGCCCAAGTCTGCCAATCTTCGAAGTCAACACCCATTTCAAGGTGAACAAAACGGTTAGCAAGTGGTGAAGGCATACGATATGCAACACCTCGGTCACTTTCACGGTTACCAGCCGCAACGATTAACACGTTATCTGGTAGCACATAAGAACCTAAACGACGGTTTAGAATTAACTGATAAGCCGCGGCTTGAACTGATTGTGGTGCTTGGTTCATTTCATCTAAGAAAAGAACAACACTTTCATATTGGTCAGCAAGTTCTTGGCTAGGCAAATCTGAAGGTGTGGCCCATTCCATAGTACCATTCTTCTCGTTGAAGTATGGAATACCTCGTAAATCTGTAGGCTCCATAAGAGCGAGACGAAGGTCAATCATATAACCAGAACGTTCTTGTGTAATACTATCTACAATTTCTGATTTACCAACACCAGGAGGTCCCCATATGAATACAGGACGCTTTCGGTTCATAGCGTAATTAATCTCGGCACGTACATCACTAGGACGAACTACTCTCACATCTAAATCGTTTGTTGATACTTTCATAACTTAACCTCTCTATTTAATATACTATTATTGTAACACGATTCGGGGATTTGTCAAGTTTTTCACTTATTGACCCAAATATTCTTTTTTAAGAACCTCTAATTTCGAGGCCGCATCATTAAGGATGAAATCATCTGCCATTTTACAGAAAATAGAATCCCATTCATCACGACCGAAGGCAACATCCCATCCACGCAAACACAGGTCGGCATCAACAAAATTCCAGTTGATAGTGCCATCTGACATTTTATTTTCTTGTAGATTTACTGATTCGTTGAAATGGCGAACAAGAACTTCGAATTTGTACGGATTAGTCATTACTTATTGTCCTCTTAATGATTAACTATACTTATAGTATACATCGATTCGAGGATTTGTCAAGTTCTTAATCAGAATAAAAAGTTTTATTTCGTAGCCATAGTTCTATGTCACCATCAATCATTGAGAGTTCAGCCGCGGCAACTTCTTCAAATAGAACTAGTTTAGACCTGTTTAGATAATATGGTGTTTTAAGATACTTATCAAGTGTAAGTATTTGGTTGCCTGTTCCTATTGCATTTTGTCTATGCTTATGTAAGGTAGTTGAATTCAACTTTAGTTCTATGTTATATCTAGTGAAATGTTTAGCAAGAATATCTCTGCCTAGTGGCGAAACTCTAAAGCCGGCATCAGGACGGGCGCTGATAAAGATATCACTAATAGTAATTTCTTTTCTGCCTGCTGTTTTTCCAGTTGTGTGTTTGTTAATATAGTTTATTAACTCTCTCTTATTCACTTTTACAACTCTAGTTTGTCACCCTTAGTAAGTATGTATACCTCGAAATCATCACATCTAAACAATTTATTTAATCGTTGTGCTAAGTTGATTGCGTGTCCAGGGTTACTGAATGATACTTTCTTGTATTTTGGACCAGGAAAATTAACCAATGAATTTAGGCTACGTAAGTTAATGGCTACCCCTTTATAAAAGACGGAGTAGACAGCGGTTGCTTTGAGTACTTGCTCACTGCGATATGTTTGATTATCTGTATGCTCTAAGATTATCGTTGGTTTAGGTCTAGCCATATGAGTATCCTCGTATTGATTATACTCTTATTTATCTAATTTCCTCTATAACATACGTATATAATAGTTATTTTAGTCATAGAAAAACCAGAAACCGTTACACATATCAGCATCTGGCCATGTTTCTGACCAACCTTCTGGTCTACTTAAATCGTATACGCAACCCCATTGTTTATCTGTTCGGTCTTCTTTAACTATATTTGTTATTCTTTTTGCGTATTCGTCTATGTTACTCTCATTTATACCTGACGGACTAACACCTATAGATTTTGTATATTCATTAGTCCTAGAAAAGAATGCAAACTGTTGAATGGCTCTAGCACTGGCATAAGTAAAGTAATTTTGAAACCCAATAACACTTTCTATGTGGTCTTGTGATATTATATCTTTCTTCATTTTCACACAAGATGTATTAGGAAAAGTACTTGTTATAAAGCAAACCTTTACTGGTTTCTTCATATCAGCAGTAGCAGTAAGTAGTTTATAAAAGAAGAATATATTACTATTCTGTTCTACAAAAAGATTATTAAATTCGTTGATGTTAGTTAAAGGGGTAGAACTTGATATATGTGGAAGATGAATATTAACAATCATTTCAATTGGCATATCATCAACTACGTGTTCTTTTATGAACTTATCTGGGTTACTATAATCTACATTATGCCTACCAAATAGAATAGGTTCTTCTACATTGCTTATAATCTTTTTACTCAAGTCTGATGTAGTACCAAATATCCATGTTTTTACATCAATTATCAAAGGTCCCACCATCAAAAACTTTAGTTGTTCCTGAGTCCTTGTCTTTTAGTTCTAGTAATAGTAAAGCAATATCATTTTGAATATCTATTGCATCTTTCATTGGCAATACTATCTTGTTATCGCCTCTTAGATTTATACGTTTGATTGTTGCTAGAAAATCTTTTAAACTTTTATAATCCATCTCGTTTGTTCGCCAATAATGTTTCAGTTTGCATTTCTGATTTCGTTTTAAAAGGTCCTATGAAATCACATGTATTTAGTGTTTCTAGTTTGCCACCATAAAACCATCGCCAGTCACTTGGAAATCTTACTCCATAATATCCAGCGGCATATCTTACTTTGCTTGTCGCACTCTTGGTATAAGTTGGAATTTGTTTGTCTTTTAGTTCAACTGTTTCAGTATTATATACTACATGTTTAGAGGGATAGCCATCGATATCGGCTGGCGAAGTATTCCATCCACCACGAGGTCCTACTTTGTTTTCATCAACAATCTTTACAGTAGTTTCTTTTGCTTCTAGTATCTTTTCACCAAAACGTGAGGTGAGTTCAGATAATGATATATGCTCGTTAGTTGATAGTTCATCGTCTCTCAAATTCAATTCAAAATCATCAGACGAACAGAAACGTATTGTTCCTATTTTGACTCCTGAATTCTCTACAATCCAAAACTTATCTTTAACTATTTCTTTCGTATATATCATTTAAATCTTTTTAGTATCTTCCAAGTTTCTTTCCAATTCTTTACATTGTGACATTCACTATATGCATATGGACCATATTCAATTGCTTGTGCAATACCATAATCGTTTCCGCCCCATTGTATGTTGTCACCAAAGAATATCAACTTATCTTGGAATGTAAAATCCTTTAATATTTGTGCTTTGTCTTTACCTATCTCAATAATATCTAATCCTGTTTCACCTGCAACCTGTGATATTAGACCAAACTTGCCAGTAAATTTTTTATTAAATTCATCAGAAATAAGTTGTCTTTCGTTAGTTGCAGTATCAAACTTAACGTATTTCTTTCGTTGTACTCTGTTAGCATTTCTGCCAACGATACTAAAGTTTAACAATCCTGGTCTTGATTCAAAATGATTACCAGTGGCAATATCAAAATCACTACTAATAGATTTTTTTAGTAAGAACGCATGTGCATCACGTGGTAGTTCTAAATCTTTAGTATTGAATACGCATACACCATTCTTATGTTTTGTATTACCCGAAGAATTGTATACACATTCTACCTTTTCAAATACTTCTAAACCAACTTGTTCTTCTGTTTTACTTCTATCACTTCCTGTAACTAAGTGTACATTATTCCACTTGATGAACTCTAAGAACCATAGTCTAAAGTCTTCATCTATTCTATCTCTACTTGGAGTTAGAGTACCGTCTACATCAAATATAAAATGCATTAGGACGGATATGGATTGTTAAGTATTTTAGCAAGTTCGTCAGGTGACTTAGCAAGATTTTGTAAATCGTGTATGCCACAGAACTTTAAGAAGTTCATACCAACACCAGCATTAGTCTTAGGAATACTATTCTCTGCAATAGTTTCAATAAACTTTACTTTAAGTTCGTGTGGTTGAGCCTTTAAGTCTACCAGTTTGACATTACGTTCATAGTCTTCACGTACTGTATGTTCTTCACCATTATGGTCAGTCCAACGTTGTAACATAAAGTTATTCCAGTTGAAACCACCAGCATCTTTATCTGCGAATGCTTCTAACATACCAATCTTGTTCTTAGTACCTTTCTTACGACAACCAGGATATGCTGAAAATATATTATCTGATGTATCACCACGGACACATTTCTCAAATAATGCCCACTCTGGGTCTACTTTCTCTTTGATTTCACCAGTCTTCTTCTCTTTGATAGGAGTCATATTCTTATCATCTTTAAAGAAACCATCTTTAGTAATGATACGATTTTGTACACCATCATACATAGTTACATTGTCGGTGATAAGTTGAAAGTAATCACTATCGCTTGATATGATAATATGATTATCATTTGGATGCGCCTCAATAAATAAAGCAATCATATCGTCTGCTTCTGCTTCTGGATTTCGTAACATAGTTACATTAGTTTTTGTATCTAAAAACTCTACCATATCTGCATATGCATCGAACATGATTTGGTCTTCTTCTTGTTCTCTGACACTCTTAGCCATACGGGCGACTTGTCTATTCTTCTTATATGGTTCATAGAAGTCTTTACGCCAACTACGACCTTCTAAACAGAACACGGCATGGTCTGCATTGAATTTGTTATAACATAGTTTTACACTACTAAGCATAATATGATATGCCATACCAATTTTCATATCAATATTAGCACCACGCATTGCTACGTGTTTGGCTCTATGATACATATTAAACGAATCAACTAAGATGTAGGTACTCATGTATTCCTCACTACTGTATTAAAGTTACTACTATTATAACACAACTTGCTAAAATGGTCAAGTTTAATAATATTCTGAAGTATCCTTGTCAGTTTTGACTTTACTAATGATTAGTCCATCCTTGCTATCAGCCATTACACTTCTTCTAATGCCTTCTTCATCTTCTAAATCATTTAGTACAATGTTCTTACATAAGTCACTGAACCAATTATCAACAATTTGTTCTGGCTCTAATCCATCATAACCAGCCTTTGCTAGATATTCTACAAAGTGGTCATTGAAATCTAATTCAAAAAAACCTTGTCCTGGTTTATCATTGTCTAGTTCCATACCAACAACACGAACATATTCTTCACCTTTGTGTGTTGCCATATTCTTATCATAAGTATGTTGGTCTGTGTGACCATACTTGAAATTGATTTCTTCTAGTGCAATTGCTTGTTCTTTTTCATCTGTAATTCGCCTAGCAACTGCTCGTTCTTTTTCTTCTGGTGTGCCAAACCATGAACTTGGATTAAGTGTTTTTGCCATTATATTTCTCCTTTTCAATTGTTACCATCCAATCTTTTCCCACGGAACATCTTTATCACCAAAATGTCCATATGTACAGTTTTCACTATAACCATAAAACTTGAATAAATCAAATCTATCAATGATACCCTTTGGTGTTAGGTCAATGTTTTCTTCGATAAACTTTTGAATAGTTCTGTTGTGTCCATTGCTATCTATATAAATGCTTGTAGGCTCTTTAACGCCAATAGCATATGACAATTGAATTTGACACCAATCTGCCATATTATCTGCTACAACATTTTTTGCTAACCACCTTGCCATGTAGGCGGCACTTCGGTCGACTTTTGTGGGGTCTTTTCCAGAAAAGGCACCACCACCATGGGGAGCATAGCCACCATAAGTATCAACGATAATCTTACGCCCGGTGAGTCCTGTATCGCCATCAGGACCACCAATGACAAAATTGCCTGTAGGATTGATATGCCAAGTAGTTTCATTGTCTATTAAATCTCCCATTACACTGTTGACTGCATCTTTGACAGGTGACCTGAGACTATGCTCAAAGCCCTTTTTATGTTGCGTACTTACTACGATTTGGTCTGCACGTTGAACACGACCGCCAACATATTGAATACTTACTTGTGATTTTGCATCTGGTAGTAAGAATTCATACCCATCTAATCGAAGTTCTTTTAGTTTCTTTAGAATTTCATGTGAGTAATGAATTGGTGCTGGTAGCATTGCATCATTCTCATTAGTTGCATAGCCAAACATAATACCTTGGTCACCTGCACCGAAGTTATCTGTTCCCAATCCAATGTCACCTGACTGTGCATGAATCTCGTCATAGATGTTTAGATTATCCCAATGGAATCCATCTTGTTCGTATCCAATTTCTTTAACTTTATCTCGTATGATATCTTTTACATTATCTACGTTAAAGTTCTTTACTTCACCCGCTACTGTTACATGGTTAGTGGTTACAAGTGTTTCGATAGCAACACGAGTAGTTTCATCACCATTCTTTAGTCCTGCATCAACTAATGCATCACTAATCTGGTCAGAAACTTTATCTGGATGTCCATCGCTTACACTTTCGCTTGTAAAAATATAGTTGTTCATTTAAACCCTTTAATTTATGTTATTGTTCTTGGAGTATAGAGTATACATCGTAGCCGTCGTCTCGTAACTTAGCACCACCACCTAAAAACTCTAGTTCCATTATACTTAGTATACTACTAATATCAGCACCAAATCTATCAGTTAATGTAATCACAGCACCTAGTGTCCCACCAGTTGCAATAACATCATCTATGACCAGAACTTTGTCACCTCTTTGTATTGCATCTTTCTGTAGATGTAATTCATCAGTTCCATATTCTAGTTCATATTGTGTAAAGATAGTTTCACCTGGTAGTTTACCTTTCTTTCTAGCCATAGAAAATGGTATACCAGTTTGTGAACTTAATGCACCTGCCATAGGAAATCCACGAGCATCTAGCCCAATGATTTTGTTAAACTCAATATTGTTTGTTTCAATATAGTCCGAAAACAAAGTCATTACATGTTGTAGACCTTGAGGTGCATTAAATATACTAGCCATATCCTGATAGAGAACACCAGGCCTAGGATGGTCTGGTATTACTCTAATCAGATTTTGTATAGTCTTTGGAGTTGGTTTTATAATAGTCACAAGTTCTCTGCTAACTCTTCTTCTAATTTTAGAATTTCTTCTTTTAGATGTAACTTCTTCAACTTGAGTTTAGAAACTATTAAGTCTTCAGTACGCATTTTATATGCAGTAGTGATACCATTGTCTAGGTCTCTGTGTTGTTTTTTTAGATATATGAGCCGTGTACGTTTCTTTTCATCAACGTCTGGTCTTACGGGTGTAGTCATTTACTTCTCCTATATTAGACCTCTCTGGTGTATTTATATATTAGTTACCTGCTTTTGCTGGTAAAATGTATTCATACATACCTAAACCACTATCAACTGCAATCATCATAGCACCTTGGTCTGAAATCTTCATGTTCATTGTGCTTGTGTCACTTAGTTTAAGAATAGTTAGAACTGTTGATAACGGAAAAGACCAACCTGTCTTTAGTTCACCTTCTACGTTATTAGCGAATGGAAGTTCTACTTTATCGGTTGAACTGTCGCCAATGTAAAATACTAGATTACCGTTGACTGTTCTTGCAGTAAGTAACGGGTCAAATGCACCAAGAATACCTGCAAAGTATTGTAGGTCTTTGATTGCTTTTTGTGTAGGCATAATCTCTACATTCCATGCCGCACCACGAAAACTTGCAGTTTTGATTTGTGCGTCTACTAGTTCTGATACGATTACACGATACGAACTATCGAAGCCACCCGGCATTGAGAAGTTCAGTTCAGTGGTTACATCTTCGCCATTACGTGTTTCTGTACCAACCTTGACTTCAGATTGTGCCATGTTGCCTTCTTTGTCTTCACTGCTATAACTAAGTAGTCCGTTAAGTACGCCTAGTCTACCTAGACCAAACTTACCTTCGAATTCAGCAACAGGTGAATGCAGTTTACCACGCAAAACAACAGTACGGTCATCGTCCATTGCATCGATTGTAGTTCCTTCAGTATCTGTTGTCACTTTAGCCGCTTGGATAATTCCAAGTGAGTGTGTATGTTTTACAATATCTTTTAAAATATCACGCATGTTTAGTTCTCCTGATTGATTTCATTAATTATAACATATTCCATTACCATTTGTCAACCTATAATTGACTTGGTTTTCTTACTTTGTTTAGGATTATCTACCCAATAAATCGTATTAGGGGGTAAAAACCCATGCATAAACCAAGCATTACCGAATGTTGGATTACCCTTTCCTGTAAAGTCTACACGATTATTATATACAAGTGTAGACATGCCATGCTCTATAAACATTCTGCCTCGTTTTCCACCTTGAAAACTTGTTACTGGCAATAACAACGCAAATGGTTTACCTAGAGCATAACAGTGTTCTATAAACTTATCTTTGATACTATATGGCGGATTAGTTATAATGCCATCATATACATCATCTGGCTCACAATCGAAAAAGTCTTTACCTTCACTTGGTATTATCTTATATCCATTGTTATTAAAGCCATCTACGATTAGATTAGATGTACCACTAGTCGCTTCATAATAAGTTTTATCCTTATCGATATATTCCAGAAGTGGCTGAACTTGGTCAGATGGTGTATAACATTCATCTGACTCTTTGTTTCTCGCCCGTCTCTGAATTAAGTCTGTGTAAGTATTGCTCATTATAAATCAAACAAGTTGTCAAAAGTTTCGGATGCATTTGCATCACTCATATCCCAATTCAAAACGCCAATCAAGTTGTCTAACTTCTTATCAACAATCGTTTGTTCCATTAACTCGTGGTCAAATGGCAAATCCTGAAACCATTGTGGTATCTTTGTAGCATCAATTGGATATGCTACACTCTTTAACTTGAATGTATTTGGTTTCAGTTTACAAATGATGCACTTCATACCATCTACAATCTCTACCGCATACCTGTCTTGGTTGAGTTCACGTAACATATTCCAGTTCAAGGCGGCTGATACATGACCAGGAAGATGTACTTTGTCTTTCTTAGATGTATCACCACCTACGCTCACATCTCTTGCCATTGCCTTCTTGGCGGCGTTCACTCGGTTCTTGTATGAAGTCAAATTGTTCACACGGGACTGAGAACCTTTTTCCCAACCTGGCTTTGCCCTAAACTCTTTCTTAAATTCTTTCACCATATCGATAACATCTTCTCTGCTACCATCAAGCAACACCTTCAAAAGTACTTCACTTAAGAAGTTTTGCATATACTTCGGTGTATCAGAACGTTTAAGGTCAAGACCCATCGCTTTAATCTTGCCAGGTTTACCATCAACATCTCTACGTTCGCCATCATCATCATATATAAGCATCGCATAGCGTTTCTTTTTGATAAAGATACCTTGTGTAGCACAGTTTTCACGACCAGCAACAATAATCTCACCTTCTTTTCTAGGAACATTAAAGAATGTTTTCATAAAGTCTGGAAAACTAGTGTTAACTTGGTTGGCAACTTCATCATATAACTCTAAGACTTTATCTTTAGTCCATTCTATAGTCCCATCATCAATCTCTTGTTTGTAAACAGGATACATTGAATAGTAAATGGAGTCTGTATCACCATAGATAACTGCTGGACCTTTATAGTCATAATGTCCTGCAATAACTTCATTTGTCTTAGCACCCATATGTCGAGTAATACAACGGCCTGTAAGTGTTGTACTCTGACCAATACGTTTATCATAAAAACGACACCCTTGGTTCAACAACGCACCGTATAGAGAGTTCAAGTTAATCTTTTTAACTAACTGTCGTTTGTCCCAATATGCAATCTGTTCTTTATCACCATCTGCAATAGCCTGTTTCTTGCTTTGTTGCATGACTTGTCGTTCTGCATACCATCGTTCTAGTAAACTTGGAATGATACCTTGAACATCTTGTTTGAAGATAGTGCCATTTGCAGTCACAGTCCAGTTCAAGCCGCTATTGAATATCAATTCGTATGCTTCTGCACCAGACACTGTTTGGGTAGTTTTCATATCTTCATATGGACTATCTTCTAGGACTAAAGTAACTCTACTTGCTTTGTCTTTCTCGTTTAGAACACGAAATTCTTCTGAACTAAATGTTTCATCCCATGCTTGAGAAGAACCATATGTTTTAGCACCAGTCTTTCTACCTTCAGATATTCTGTCACCGATTAGTTTGTCGGTTAAGTCTGGTCGAAGTTGTCCCGCAATAGTTTCAGGTGACATATTCATAGCACGAATAACTGATGGATAAAGAGAGTTGATATCAATACCTGCTACCCACTTCTGTAAACCTTTCTTAGGAACTGCCACAAAAGCACCAGCGGCCTTCTGCATTTCTAAGTCGTGTAAATCTTCATCTGTTAATTCAACATCATCATCTGACCATTCACGTCTCTTTCTGTCAGGAACAACCATGCCTCTTCTGTGTGCTTCATTAATAATTGCTTGTTCTGTAACTGCAACTGCACCCATTGTTGTTTTGATATTCACTGTATTATCGTGTGCAATCTCGTTTGCCAGTTCAATAAATCTTAGTTTCTTATCAATCTTATCAAGTAGTGCAACGTCTTGTCTGTTGTATGCCACGAACTTGTAGAAGTCGTTGTTATATAACTGGTCTAATGTGCCATCATATGCAACTTTTTGTTCACCTACTTCATGTTCGCCAATCGTATCAAGTGCATATGAATGCATTTCGTGGTAGGTATACTTGCGATATAGTTCTAAGTAGTCAAGGTGAATTCTGCCAAACAAGTCAAACGTTTCTTGTTCTTTACCATACTTTACTATCTTACGCTTCTGTGGTACTAAATCCCACAAACACATCTTGCGTGTATGTGACTTGCTTAGTATTCTAGTAATTCGATTAACAGTATATGGAATATCATAACCTTCAGAGTTCCAACCAGTTAACACATCAGCATCTTCAATCACATCTAAGAAGTCATTGAGCATGTCTGCTTCACTTAGGTATAGTTCTGTATTCGGAAATTGCTCACAGATTCTTTGAGCCTCAGCAAGACCTTCGCCTTCACGCATACCTTTTGGTGGGATTACAAGTGTGACAAGTAAGTCAAGCCATTGTAAATGAACCGTAATGGCTGTGATTGCCATGAACGGGTCACTAGGGTCAGCGAAGCCTTTAGTCGCATCAAAGTCAGTCTCAATATCGAAGAAAGCAGTATTAAGTGTTGGTGATTCTACACCGTTGTAGTTCTCACTCAAACACTTAACTTCAGGTTTCATATCACTTTCGTAAAATGTTTTGCCTACGTTTATCTTTCGTTCTTTATGGAGGTCTTTGAGACGTTTACATTTGATTTGACGAACTTTTTCACCATTAATACTTAGATGGTCACCACGTGGGTCTTTCACATAGAAAGTACGCCACGCTGGATAATCACTGTAAACTCGTTTACCTTTAATTCGTTCTACAACTTGAACAATATCTTTGTCTTTGTTGTAGAAAGCATCTACATAACTCAAAGAGTGCGACCTACTGTTTCTAAGATAGTTTCCATATCTTCAAAGTCTTGGCGAGTTTCAGCAAGTTTTGCCTTATGTGCCACAGAGATTGCTTTGTTTAAAACCGCTGGTTTAACATCGATTTCTTCAGCAATTGCTCTCACAGTATCACGTAATCCGCCTTTCAGGTCTTCACATTCTTGTAGAACTAAGCAACCTTCGTTCACTAATTGAATGAGTTTTGCTTTTTCTTCTTCGTTAATTGCATCAATTGACATATAAATCTCCTATAAGTTGGACAATAAAAAAGAGTGCTTTTACACACTCTTTATATATTAACATAAGTGACTTACAAAGTCAATAGGTTTTTATGATTATTTGTCTGCGTCCTTCATGGCTTTTTCTACCATATCTTTTGCAAATTGCTTAGATGCTGGTAAGAAACCAGATGAGGCTGCCGCAGTTTTCATTATACCGCTAATGCCACCAACTTTCTTTTTCAAACCAGGAACTATGCCTTTAACTAAATCTTTCTTTGCATCGCTTCTAGCACCTTGAGTTTTACCATTTTTAGCCATGTTTCTAATCATTTTGCCTTGTGGACTATTTGCGTTGTACTTAACTCCGTCTTTGCTTTTTAAACCAAACGCCGCTGTGTCTGCCTTGTTTGCTAATTTTCCAACTGCACCTGCGGCCTTCTTAAGACCACCAGCAACTGCTGTTCCTACTGCAGGCAACGCCTCACTCTTATCCCAGTTGAATTTACCATTCTTAAATACACCGTATTCATCAGGTTCATCGCCACCTGTTGATATAAGATTAAGTCCTTCTGGTTCTAAACCGGCTTTCTTAACAAGTTCTAAGAACTTATCTTTGATTGGGTCACCTTCTTCATTTGCGCCGATGTAATCATCATATTCTTCTACTTTTTTGCCATCTTTATATACATCAATCATATAAAAACTTTCACTGTAATCATAATATACATTAGCATAATTATCGCCTACTATGTCGGCTTCATTTACTGATTCATCTAAATCTGGCTCTCGGCTTATAAAGTCTTGTATCACATCTGCATCTAAGGCAGATAGTAATCTATGCATTACTTTTGGATAACCGTGTTGTTTAATCATATCGTATACAGGTTGTGTATAATATCCGCCTGCTTCTTTAACTGCATTAAGTTTTTTACCTTTTGCTTTTGCTGAAGCATTCATGCCTGAACTTTGTGCCGCATTGCCAACCGCACTACCTGCCGCGTTTGCTGTACCCATTGCTGCCACACCGGCTGCCTTTTTAGCAACGTTTTTAACTGCCGAGCCGGCAACTTTTCTACCGATAGCACCTGCTATCGCACCGACTAATGGTAAAATCTCATCAATACGTTTGCCTTCTGCAATACCTTCTTTAAGTTTGCTAAATGCAAAGTTTGACATTCTAAGCATGCCTTCTTTAGTTCTTAGCATATTATCAATTTTTTCTTTGTTAACATCGTTTACAGCATTGTATACTGCCGCAACGGCTGATGCTGTATATAAATCTACTTTCATTTTGCCATCGTCAAATTTGACTTGCATGTTTTGTTTGTCTGCTACAATCTTCTTAATTGTGTCGATTGCTTTGTGGCTACTCTTTGGTTTCATATCCATAACTTTTAAGAATTCGTCTCTAGCCGCAATTGCTTCTTCATCTTCATTCATTGATTCACCTAAATGGTTGTTAGCATATGCTTTTACGTCTTCTGCACTTCCATGAAATGAAACTTTATATCCGCCATAAGGTGATTTTATTGCTTTACCATCTTCGCCTCTGTGTATCTGCTTTCTCAAGTTAAATTTCTTATGTGCGTTTGCCTCACCTTCAGGTTGGTAATCTGATATCGTAATTGTTTTTCCATCGTTACTATAACTTTCATAAAATTCTTCTTCTGACTCACCGGCTGCCATTTCTTTACAATCACCGCATCTACCGTGTCCATCGTTATAGTCCATCATAGGAGCACCACAGCAATTACTTACCATGCCTTCTGAATCAGTATACTCATCACCTGGTGAATATGATTCAACAAATACTTCTACCATGTCATCGCCATTACGCAATGCACCTTTTTTAACTTTTACGTTTTCTTTGCCGTATTTCTCAATTGCTTCTTCTGGAGACATACTAGTTTGTTTCCAACGCTTTTCTGCTTCGTTAATAGATTCAACATATGCTTTGCCGTCATCACCTTTGTACATATCTGAAGAGCCGTACTTGTCTGCTAATGCAGTTAGTTTATCACCAACTTCTCCGTAACCTCTATCCCAGAAGCCTACACCATGTCCGTTACGTGTTAACCAAAAATCATAACCATGTTGTCTTGAGTCTTCAACACCTGTCTGGGCTAATAAGTCTTCTGCTTTAGCAAAGAAATCTTCTGCATCTTGTTCCATCTGTTCCATTGCTTCAGGACTCCAGTCAACGTCACCATCTTCGAATTCTTCACCTGCTAATTCTTCTGCCGCGGCAATATATGCAGTAACAAAGTTATCTCTATCTCTGAAAGAATCATCTTCATTTACAGATTCTTTAATACGAGCATCTAACTGAACATCATCATAGCCTTGTGCTTTATATTTGTCGTATAATCTGACTGCTTCGTCATATGGTAAATAATTATCATTGACTTCAGTACCACCAACCCAAACAGAATATTCCATTTCAGAACCTTTTACTGTTTTGTCATATTCTTCTTTAGACATATCACCATGATAGTCGTCATAAGATTCTGCTTGATGTGACTTATTACCGTATGTTACACATGGGTCTTGACCGCAACCACAGTTCTTATCTGAATCTTCAGCAACATGCTCTACATCAGCCAACTTTGGTGTAATACCAGCAGTTGATTTTAATCCCCAATGTTTAGCCGCATTCTTTGCCGCATCATAAGATGATACTGCATGAGTTTCGTATTTGCCTTTTTTAGTGTGAAAGACCACATAAGGACGTTCTTTTTGTTCTGTAAGTTGTGTCAATTTCATAAGTCTTCTACCTTTTAATCATTGGAGTTTTGACTGGATGCTTGTATGATAAATTGCCCACATCAGCACTATATCCCATCTTAGCCTTCTTTTTCTTGCTCTTTTTCTTTTTACTATATACACTAGCCGAAGGGTCACCGCCACCTAATGGAGATGCCACAGTTGCGATTGCACCTGCTGTTGTTTCGCCTATAACTTCATATATTTTCATAATAGTATTTATCTAAATTGTCATTTAACTAGTTCATCGAAGTGCGGGAATTCAGATTTGAATGATATATTTCGTCTATTTTCTAATCTTTTAAATTCATCTGAAGCATTTTGCTTCATCTCTGTAGTGACATTCGCATTCAAAATTTGATTTCTGAGTGACCTCAGCATAGTAATATACTCATCTTTCTTATAAAGATTGGTCATTTCATTCTCCATATATTCTATCTGCTCTGTTACAGCATCTGCATGATAATTATTTAGCATTGATATGGATAAGTGCTGTGGGTCTTCTATATAGTTGATTAAAAACCACACAACAGATTTGTATTCATGTTTTGCCAGTTTTTTATTAATGTATACAAGAAAGTCTTTGAAATACGGCAGAGATAAGGCATTATGGGCACAACCAAATCCTATAACTAAATTCTTCAATCTTGCTGACTCTGTTAAGAACATATCTAAGTTATTGTCCCACGTTTCAAAGTTTAGACCCCATCGAATTAGTTCTGCTCTCTTATCAATTGCTTCTCCAGATAACTGCATAATATATATTATGTTAGGAGTACGTTCAATTAACTCAATAAATTTCGTAAATTTCTTTTCAGGAAAAGCCATGCCAGTTGTGATTGTAACTGTTACTTCTTGTTCAGATTTTACATGGAATTTTGAAAGGTATTCTAGGAATACATACATGTGGTCAGTAAAGAAAGGCTCACCACCTAATAGACTGATATTGATATATGGTTTATTTGTTAGTTTGGTATTGAAATACTCAGCCAGTAAATCCATTACTTTATGAAATATTTCATCTTCAGTATCAGGATGTCGTTGTTTTAATTCTTTTTGCCACCTCGAACTAAGTTGTGGTCCACAGTATACACAGGCTAGATTACACTTGTTTGTCAGTTCAAGTTCAATAAAGGTAGCAGGCGTATCATAATCAAATTCAACAGAATGATTAGTATATAATGTTCTATGACTTTCTCCAGACCTATCTTCTGATTCCCAACATACGTGACAATCTGCACATCTTATACCAGTTGCTAGTTCTTTTTTTCTCTTTTGAAGAATTGGATGATTGAAAAGAAAATCTATACCTTTATTGTTTAAGATATCTAAATCAAATGTAGTTTCTTTTGTTTGTTGTTCAGTTAAGTTTGTCTTACAACACCAACTAACTGTTTTCTTGGGTAACGATATGATAATATCATTCCAAGTTTTATAACACATGGTATCTTTGTTATACACTTGAATGCCTTTATCGTAGATTTTTCTTAGGTAATCCGTCTTTACTAACTTTATTGCCAAACTTCGCCGCTTGTTTCTTAATCTCGTTAGGACCTACATCAACAGTAGTGTTAATACCTGGTACGATTTTACCTACACCATACTCTGTTACACTCTTTTTAACTTCATCAAACTTGTCTGCTAGTTCGTCTTCTAGTGTATTACTAAGTATAGATTCTTTGTTGATACCACGTGACTTTGGTCCACCTCTTTTGCGAGTTGCTTGTAGTTCTGCTCTTGTGTCAACAACTGCTTTCATCATTGACTGCATTACATCTCTGTCTAATAGATGTTGTATTTGCTCAAAGTCCCCTCGTTTTGCCATCTTAGTCAGTTCTTCAAGTTTACGAACTATACTATCTTCTATTTGATTAAGCATAAGTCTGCCATATCCATGAATATATACTTCAGGATTGTTAGGGTCTTCTTTGTTCCACTGGTAAATCTCAGATTCTTCGCCTATGTAGGCTTTGACTGTTTTAATACCTTGTGCCTTATATGCTTGAAGTCTATGATTACCATCTAATATATATCCATCGTTGCCTATTACCATTGGTGGGAATTTTGATAAATCTGCTTGTTTATATTTTTCAATATTAGCCTGACTCATTCCGTCACTGTTAACGGCTGTTGGTATCTGGTCAACTTGTACATCTTTAAGTGTAAACCCTTTATGAGATAGAACAAACTTTGACCAATCAGAGTTTGGGTTAGATGTACCTGTATGTGTGCCTTGCATTTCTTTTGATAGTTTTGTCAACATTTGTTGTGATGACATTACTGAAGGACTTTCTTCTATTGATTCTACTGGGAATTCTTTGTTAGATGTTTTAAAGTCTTTCTTACGCATAACAGTTTTAACAATCAAATCTAATTCATTGTTATCTTTATCCCAACGTAGTGCAAATGGCATATTGATATCTGTCTGTAAATCTTTCATTACTGCTTCTTGGTCTGGACCCATCTGTGCGATTGGCTTACCCCAACGTTTGTATTCTTGTTTGAATAGGCGTGTTAGTTCGCTACCAGTAATTTGCTCACCATTACGGTCATCGTTTACTCTGTCTAAGAAGTGACGTGTAAATTCTACATCAATACCAACTTTACCAAATATTCTATCGGCAAAAGTTTCTAATGCATCTATATCAGATTGTGTGATTTTCTTATCTAATTCATCTAATCTCATTATAATTCACCTTTTGAATACTCTTGGATATCTGGTGGGATACCCATGCTTTTTATTGTATTGTTGTTAGTGAATGCTGTGAAGATTTCTTTCTGCTCTTCAGGAGATAGGTTCTTCTTAATCACTTTAACTAATGTCTCGTAACTATATAGGTCTTCGCCATTATCTAGTTTTAAATTCTTTGCAATTGAATCTGCTGTTTTCCATGGACCGCCAATAATCTTATTGTTATTCTTTTTAGTATATCCATTGCCTGATGCTTTTGGAACTGGTCTACGTAAAACTCTTACTAGTCCATCTCTTGGACTAAACATAAATCTTTTTGACTGTAATGGTCTACCGTCTTCGATTGTTTCTTCACTGTTTTCTATATCTAAATTACCAGCAATTGAGGCAATCATTAGATTGCGATATACACCTTTGTATTGACTATCTTTTTCGTTAGGTGAATGATAATAAGTCTTTAGCCAATCTGGGTCACCTGGCATGAAATCTACTTGAACATATCCGGTTCTTGGTCTACCATCTTCTTTAGTCTCATCAAAGTCCATGATTTTAACCTTAGTCATAATCACACTTGACTTTGCAATGTCCATTATTTGGCTACTTTTCTTAAGTCTTTCTACGAATTCTGGTATTTTATCAGTATCAATCTTTAATGCAACATCAATATCACCACTGAATTCTCTTTTACCAACACTACCTAATGCATTGTTTCTTAAATCAATGCCTAACTCTTTCTCTAATGGTATAAGAGTTGGATTGATTTCATCAATATGAATAGCACCAACACCTGGCATAGAACCACCCTCAGAAATAACTTCTGATTGTGCGGCTTTAGATTGTGTCAATTCAAATAAGTTCATTGTATTAAATCTTTTGCTTGTCTATTAGTTTACTTAGTGCTTCTTTAACTTTGTAAGTTTTACCATCAACATCAAATGACTTTTTGCCGTCAATCTTTGCTTTTTCTAATTCGCCTGAGAATTTATTACCTTCTGCCTCTGTTTCTGGAAACAATTGCTTGTAGTATTTTTTATGAATTGCTTTATACATCATATCTGATTGTTCAGGTGTTGTATAACCTTGACGTTTAATTATCTTTAAAAGACCTTCAACTGCTTTAATTTCACCTCTATCACCAAATGCTTGTGCTAACATAAGAATGTTTTCTGAATGATTGTTTCTGTCTTCATTATGCTTGTATGAATCTTGCATCTTTTTCAAGTCACCACCATGGGCTTCAGGTGCAACATCTTTCTCGTCATAATCATCTGGTCCGTAACCTGCTGGTGTAACATCTTTCCAGTTTTCATTTACTTCTGAAACATCACCTTCCATGTAATGTTTTACACTTGAGATATAATCAGCCGCTTTAGTAATCTTTGCTTGAACCCAACCTTGTAATCCTTCTTCTTCAGAAACATTACTAAGCATTTGTTCTAACTCTGAAGAATACTTTGCTAGTCTGCTAACATCTTTTCTAGCCATACTTACTTCGTGGTCAGTTGTTTCATACATCGTCTCCAGTTCTTCAAGTTCTTCTCCCGCATCTATAAAAGCACGGCGTATAAACTCATTAAATTTAGCAATATTCTTCTCATCCCTTGCTAATAATTTATTAAATATTTTAGCGATATCTTCTGGTACTGGTGTTTCTTCGTTGGTAAAGAAAATATCAATAGTTCTTTTAAAGTCTGCCAGGTCTTTAATACCATCCAGCATATCCCAATCATTATTCATCGCATGTTTAAGAGTTTTAAGTGTTCCATCTGACATTGAGTTTACCCAATCAAAACTTCCTTCTATTGGTTTTAAATCAACATCTGCTTCGTTTACTGATTCTTCAGGCCATTCATTAGAACTTCTGTGGTCAGAAAGAAACGCTTTCATTTCTTCTTCTGTAACATCTTGTAATAATTCTTCAATAGCAGTATAGTCACCTTTGTGTGCATCTTCTTCCATTTGTCTTGCAACTGCTTTAAGTAATTTTATATCGTGGTTAGATGATTCGTTTACACTTTCTGATTTTGTAGAACCATCAGCATTGAAATGTTGCTCTCTAATATCTTCAACATATTCTAGTGCTTGGTCTGCCATATTTTGGTCAAAGTATCTGTCTTCGTCTACCGATGCACTTAATGCCTTTGAAACGTAAGATAATTTCATTTCATCTTCTTCATCTCTAACTTTGATATCGTCAACATATTCTAGTGCTTGTTGTATCATCAACTCATCGTTATGACCATCTTCACCTGTTTCTTGTATTACGTGATGAATGTATTCTAGTTTCTCGTGTTGTTCGTTATGATATTCACCTCTCCCCTCATTTGCAGACTGTTTGTCATACGCATCTGGAAAAACTTTATCTAGTATCTCCCAGTACTCATCAAAATCATATACTTTGCCATTGACTTCTACATCCATAGGATACGCATCGAAGTGTGCTTTGTGGTCATCAACATAATCTTTTATGTCTGCCGCAATTCCTATCTTTGTTTCTTTAACTTTTCTGTCGAACTCTTCTTCGATTGACTCGGCATGCATGGCTGCCATATGGGCTTTATACTTTTTAGTTCCCTTTTTGTGTGGGCTTTTGCCTTCTGTTAGTGCTTGTAGTATATTGTCTTTCATAATATTGTCCTCGATAACGTTCTCTTTTAAGTATTCAGAAAACGAGTGTTCGTCCCAGTTTTCATTCATGGTTTCTGTATTGCCTATTTTATTTTTGAATAACTCTATTACATCTTGTGGTACATCTGTAACACTATACAAGTCTTGTAGCAATTGAGTTAGTTTAGTATCATCACTTTTTGAAATCATATTTCTGATTTGTGATGCACTATTAATTTTTTGTCCTAGAACTTCAAATGGGAATGTAGGAGTCGTTGCTATGTAACCACGAGTTCCGAATGTTTCAGCATCATTGAGATTAGTCCACTTCTGTAAGTATGCTGGTTCGCCATTCTTCTTTAACTTGAGACCATTAGAGAAATCAAATCTCGGGTCTTCTGCCATGTCTTTTTCTGATACTGCAAACACCATAACTGTAGTGTCTTTATCAAATCTTTCCATGATTTCTATAGATTGGTATGGAGATTTTGTTTGAACGATAGCACTAGCATCAACGCCAGCCAACATCATCATCTTTTTCTTTTCATCGAAAGTGAAAGGTGACCTGTCGCCATCTACTTTACCAGAGGTAGCAATGAATACTTTTGCATTGCTATACTTCTGCTTTAAGTATTTGTATACTTTACCATGTCCTATGTGGAATGGATGAAAACGACCTGGATATATAATAACCAGTTGTTTGCCTTCTGCTTCTAGTATATCATTTAAATTCATACAATTATCTCTACAAATAAATTATTTCTAATTGTATTTATCATTTTAAAGTATGTAGATATAAAAGTCAAGCAATAAAAAATCCCGCATAAAGCGGGATTAGAAAGTCATTTTAAAAACCAAAATAGTTTCATCCATCGAGGACGCCTTGCCTTTTGGTATTGACCCATAGCCTTGAGTGCTTCTAATAACTCTGGTAATATATTTGAATTAAGAATATAACGCTCTTTCTGTGTTAATATCTGTAACTCTCTTATATTGAGTTTTATAATTTCCTCGTTGCTATTTCTGAATAAGCCAACAACCTTTCGATTGTCAACATCAACGTATAAGAATTTCATACCTATTCTCCTTAAAACACTACTCTCTAGTAGTATTTAAGAGAAAACCGTACTATATATAGTGTGTAGTTAAGTTTTATTAGTACTTTACTTCTTTTCGTCTTTGTTGATGCCCATTGCAGTACCTGTTAGCAATGCACCAAATGCCAAGTGGAATATTCCACCACCCATCAATGTATATGGTGAGTGTGTGCCAGTCATAATTTTCATCATATCTAATCTAACTAATGGGTCGTCAGGCAATCTGTTAATGATATCAACAAACACTTCTAGGTATGGAACTTGCATTGACATATAAACAGGAACGAGAACAAAGTCATACAGACAGATAGTCAAGTACACAACCAATGCGGACCATCTCCAAACTATGACTGCTTTATTACCCATCACCATTGCTTTCTTCTCCGGTCTTTTTATTAACTTGTGAACACATCTTCTTTACTTCACCAAATTCAGGACCTAATTCAAGTCCTTTATATCTAGCACATAGTTTCAACATTTCTAACTGTTGTTTTAATAATTCATTTCTCATCATTGTTTCTTTGAATTTTTTAGTACAAGTTGAACCAAGTGCAATTCTTAATCTGATACCAACTCTAACTGAGTCTCTATTTGATGTGTTGTTGTAACTGTTATCGCTATTAACTGAGTTTCCATCTTCATCAGTTAGTTCGATATATGGTTCTAGTGTAGCAGTTTCACAATGACTACCGCCACTATTTAAATATTCATTGGCTGCCTTTGCAGGTTTAGTCCATAATGCCAGTACGGCTATTATGATTACTAACACCCAAAGTTGGAATAGATGTTGTTTTTCCATCTTAGTATCCTCCATTGAGTTGTCTTTGCATCTCTTTCAAGTCATATTTCATTTGATTGAGAGCATCACTCAACTTATAATAACTTTGTTCCATTGCTTGTAGTTCAGCATCACTTGCCAGTTTATACTGTGCATCTCTTAGTGATTCGGCTAATACTTGTATTCTTGCAATCTGTGTAGCAAAGTTAGTCATCTCAATAAGCATTTCTTCACGTCCTTGCTTATAAAGTTCATTAACAGCCTTCAAACGAATGTCTAGTTTTTCTATTTCACTATTCATCATTGTGTCTAATGATTTGAAATCATTTTCAGTTGACATTTGCATAGATGCAATCTGCTTTTCATTTGTCTCTATTGTATTCTGTAATCCAGTTACGTAACTTAAACTTCCGTATAGTCCTGCTATTAGAGGAATTGCTAAACCTATTCCACCAAGTGTTGCTGATAATTTCATAATCCTCTCCAATAAAAAAGTCGTACAAAGAGACATTCTCTGTACGACTAGTATTTACTTGTTCGTAGTTTATAATTAACTACTTAGTTTTACATTTATGTAGTTACTACTTCTGCATCATCAAGTGCTTTGTTGAATTCTCTCAAACGTCTAATGACTGATAAGAAGTCAACAATTGTTGTCCATCTATCGATGAAATAGCCCATTGAACTTTCAACTCGACCAAATGCGTTTAGAACTTGGAATAATACACCAAGTGTAATTAACTGGTCAAAATATGCTGGTGCTAATACAACTAGTGCTAAGTTACCTACACATAATCCGAATGCTGTTTGCCATACACCAAATCCCATGTACCAATTGAATAGTCTATAGTAGTTTCTACGAACTGAATAGAACATTGGAAATAGTGTTGATGTTGCTCTTGCACTAAAATCATCTTCAGAGTATACTAATTGCTTTCTCATCTTGGCTTCTACTACCTGATTGTTATATTCAAGTTTAGGTAGTTTCCAACCTAATAGAAGTGATATCAATGTACCACCAATTGATACAGATAATGCTACCCATACTAAGAAACCAGGAATAATTTGTCCATTCCAAACTGGCAAACTCTCTGATAGATTCCATAGAATTGGAAGAAACGCAAAAAGAATAAGTATCGCACTGAAGAAACCAGTGAACAGTCCTTGAAGTGTCTTACCAAAAATCATTAAGTCTTCTTGTATACGCTGTGAGCCACCTTCTATTTGTGCTGTTGAGTTTTCCCAACGTGTCATATAGTGTTTAGTATTCGCTTCACGCCATCTAAAACAGTATCGTTGTGTTTGCCATGTGGCGTATACTGCGATTGGAGTATATAGGACTATGATTTCGACAAAGGATGGTTGTACGCCCTCAGTCAAAGTAATGAAATTCAAAAATCTACCAGCGTCCCATCCCAGAAACAGTTCCCAGAATCTTTCTTCTTGTAGTGATTGAATTACGTCATAGATTTCTTTGTTCCAACTATTGTAGAAAACTAATATCTCTACGTTGTACCAAATCATACTTAAAAGAAACGCTAACATTAGCCATGCATATGCTCCGTATTCTTTTGTTAGAAAAAATGATTTTAACATATGTCACCTCTAATTGATTAAATTTATATACGAATTTAATCGTATACTGTATTTATACAAATTAGAAGTTATGCTTAATTAAGAAATACTATGTATCCTGAAATTACTATTGCAACGAGTGTCATCAATAATTTGTCTTTTGTAGTCATCTCATACCACCTTCTGGGTCACTACCTGTAGTGCCAAAGAAATCTCTATAGTCTGTTGCTATTCTAACTAGTCCTGGTTTAACTTCAAAGTCTCGTGGATGCAACCAATACATCGTTGCGTTTGGAATTTGAATGAATAACATTCTTAAACCTTCGTCTTCAACACCTAAAGATTTCAACAACTGCAACAATGATGATGCTGTTCTAAATGCAGAACTTTCAATAGCCGCAGGATTTGCACCATTCATACTACCTGGAGGAGTTCCCGGACCATGAATACCAAAATATACATCACCTATTAGGTATCTTTTGTCGCCTGCTAAAAACATCAATCCACATGCTGATGCACAAACTGATTTACCTTTCATAAAGTCTGGTGTGTTTTCGTCAACATTTGTTCCTGGTGTATAAATCATTTCACCTAGTTGATTCATAACTGGTGTACTTCTAACAACAGTAACAACATTACGAAGTTTCATATGTGCCGCAAGACAAGAACCATCTGCAAGATTGCCACCTGGACTTTCTAATATCACAGTGAAATAGCCTTGGTCTGGCATTTTTTTTGCAATCTTTCCACAGTCACCTTCTTTTACTGTACCCATTAATGTGTATAACGCATCATCAATCTTTTTTAATTCTAATCCGCCTGTGTTCTCTTCTTCTTCAATTTTGTTATTTGCTTCTTGGTACAATACCATGTACTCATCATACCACTGAACGCCTTTATCTTGTCCTACTACCCCAAGCAAAACTATGACTACAATAAAATAAGGATTTCTAAATATCCAACGTATTGTTCTTCCAATGAATGTCTCTTTTATGTAATCTATTAGTTTTCTCATAATAATCCTTATTCCTCAGGCGTACCTGTTGCTGGCTTTTGAACTCCCCTTGCTTCCATCATCTTTTTAAATTGGTCAGTGGTCATACATTGACTTCTAGTTGAATGATTCCATTCTATATCCAATTTAATTGGGTCTTTTGGCAAATACTGTGCATATTGCTCACATGTTTTCATATCTGAAAAGGGCAACGAGTAAATAACTGGTCCTCCTAGTTGTACCTGAAATATCGACACTATAAAATGCCCTATTACTAATACTGCTCCTATACCTTCCATCATTTTCCTCCTGCGTTGTGTTCACTACCCGTATAGAGTTCACGCACTGGTGGTCTCTCAAATATAACTGGGTCTCCATCTACTACTGTAACTGTTGTTCTTAAACTTGGTCTGAAATCTCCTGGTCTTTCAATTCTTGTTTCTTCGCCTACGTAATCTAATACAGATGAGTTATTAGTCTCTGCTGGTTGAAAAGTAACACCATCGTCTCTGCGTTTTTCTTCAGGCTCTGACAAATCTTGCATAGGAGTGAAATGATAAGATTCAGATTCTCCTTTGTTTGTCTTTATTTTAAACTTACCTTGTGCCAAAGATGAACCGATTGCTTGTTTAAGTTCTTTCATCTTCTTTTTATTTTCTTCTGACCAATCAATCTTAAAAAGAACTGGTTCTTTATCTATTTTTAGTACCGCATATATCCATGGCTTATTGTCATTGACCCACATGACTTCTACTTCTTGGTTTTCTGGTAGACCATAAACTGGCATACCTTGTAGAAGTTTGATACCTTGCCAAGTCATACTTGCCATAATTAATGCTAATGGAATTATGATGAATGTGTAAAGTTTGTTTGCTTTACTTTCAATGAGAGCATATAAACACACAAGAATCAACACAAACAAGCCTGCGATATAAAGCAGTATCATTGTATCTACTGTCATTTGATTCCAAAACATTTGTATTCTCCTTAAATATCGTCTTCTTGTGCTTGGCGTTGGCGTTCAAGTGCTTCATTACCTGTATCTTCTGTGTTATCAGGTACTGGTGTAAACTGTGAAGCGTTGTTTAGGTTTCTAGCACCTACAACTATCTTGTCACTCGTCCAAACATCGGTTACTTCGCCCTCTTCGTTTAATGTAAATCCAGGAAGTTTAATAATCTGTCCGCGTTCACTTAGTTCTCCTTGCATGACATAAACCTCTCTATACGGATTAACATCTAATAGTGTTAATGTGTATTTAGTTGGCTCTGAATTGGTCGCTTTATTATAAACGTGAATATTAATAAAGTAATCACCAGGTGCAATACCACGCATACTCACAACTTCACGGTTTATTTTAATAACTATTCTGTCACCATCTATCCACATAAAATCAGATGTTCTACCTAAATCATCTCTGTCTAGGTGCATATATCCACTATGTTTGTTTTGGAAACTAATAGGTGCGCCCATCATAGGACCTTGAACCCATATATCAATATCATCAGCAGACTCATCATCCCATTCTAATGTGATAAGTATTTCTGCTTTCGCTGGAATATCTGATTTCTTTGTAATTGGATTGATTAGCAGAAGTGCTAATACGAATAAAACTACAAAACCTAAAAGTGCGTTAAACAATACATCATTGAACGATAGGTTAGAACCGTATCGGTTTTTAGACATTACTCACCCTCTCCAATCATTAACTGTGTTCTCAAAGATACAGAAACAATTAGACCGGTTAGAGTTGTTAATAGTGCAGTTGCCATACCACTGGCTAACTGACCAATCACGCCTTTCATACCTTCTACATCTGACGGGTCGATAGATGCTAAGTTTGAACCACCTAACATAAGAATAAAGCCTAACACTGTACCCATCATACCGATAGCCATACAAGTTTCAGCAACAAACCAAAACTTTTCATTCGATGATTTCATATTTTTACCCATCTTATAACCAATTCGACAACTCGTTAGTAACCAGATTCCTAGTAATACAAAGGAAATGTAGGTTTGGTCATTGTTAAGGATATATAAATGCAATTCATACACGTATGCGGCTGCCAATATGATTACTTGTAACACAAAAAATAACCACCATTGTAGAAATGATTTACTCATGGTTCTCTCCCACTTTTATTTTAATTTGTTCTATCTAACTATATTTATCAATAGTAGACATAAAGAAAAAGCCCGTCATTAAGACGGGCTTTTAGTAGTACATTACTGTTTAAAGATTAAACATTAGAAAGTAAGTTTAAGTCCTACTGAGACTTCATCTGCACCATTTTCAATCTTATCATATTGATAAGTCATAATACCACGCTCTAAAGCAACAGTATATGTGTTAGTAGCATTTAGTTCAACTACTTTTGCAGAAAGGTCACCATACGCAACTTTGATACCTCTAACATCTGTGCCGTTTGTAGCACCTGTCATTGTACCTAACAACGCATGTTTGTTATCACCAGTTTTAGTAACACTTGCATCACCGATTGATGCGTTTGCTACTGATACAGTAATATCCATAACATCTAAACCAGCATCCATGATTTGGTTAGTTCCAGTTGTTGTCTTTTGGTATGAACCACCTAAGTCAACACCTGCTACGTTCATGCCTGCACTTAGAAGTCTATCAGAATCTAAGATGTCTTCGCCTGCTACGTTCAAAGGACCAATATCTGTACTAGCGCCAATCTCTGTAGATTTGCCTGCGCCAGATGGGCTGTATGCTGAAACTGTGACACCAGCGACTGTAGTAGACGCTTTCATTCCCATTTCACCATCTACTTTACCAAGTCTAAGGTCAATTGAAGAAATTGATGTGTCAAGGTACAAATCACCTACAGTTCCAGTTTCATCAACTTTCGCTGTAACTGAACCAGCCTCAGAGTTCATACCAACCACAACTTCAAGTTCTTGTGTGTATGTACCTGAATCTGTAGCAGTACCCTCGTATGTACCAGAAACTGAGACGCCTGATTGCGTTTCTGCTTCTGCTTCGGCAAATGCGGCGAATGGCGTTGCTAACAATGCCGTACCCACAATTGCGGTTCTCAATAAAGTATTCATAATTCTCCTATAGTTATTTGAAATACATTAGTTTGATTCCTTTTTTTATATGAGAGGAATCATTCTCATAGACAATAGACCGAGTATACCACGCACAAGTGCATGATAACCTCAATCAATATTATTAATTATAACATGTTATTTATGTAAATGTCAACCTATATTTTGTTTATTTTAGTAAAAAAATGGGTTATTTACACGTTTTGTAGAGAATTTACAACATTTACGATGTCACCAACAGTATTAATATCTTCTGCTAGTTCATCTTCTATTACAATGTCGTACATTTCTTCGATTTCAAATAGCACCTCTACTGAATCGATGCTATCTGCTTTTAAATCTTCTTTCAGATTTGATTCTAATGACAAGTCGTTTTCATTCCACTTTAATCGCTTCGCTACGACTTCCATTATTTCTTGTTCAATTGACATGTTGCTCCTATGCTGAAAAACTTGAACCACATCCACAAGATGTTCTTGCTGATGGGTTGTCGATTGTAAAACGTTCGCCTTCTAGGCTTCTAACAAAATCAATAGTTGCTTCTGAAAGATACATGATGCTCATGCTATCAACTACTAATTTCACTTCACTGGTTTCAATAACAGTATCATCATCTGCGATATCATTTTCAAAACCAAATCCATAACTAAAACCGTGGCATCCACCACCTTGTACAAATACTCTAAGTGCTTGTACTTCTTCTTGGTCTTCTGAAATAATTTCCTTAACACGTTCAGCCGCATTCTCTGTAAAAATCATTTTACTTCCTCTCTAGTGGTCGAACACACCGTGGTGTATTCCTTGTTCTACTTCATATTTCTTACCTGATGCCTCTTCATGTAGATGAGATATCTCGTAAAATCGATTAATCAGCCCAATGGCTGTCTTGTAATTACTGTAAATATCAATACTTTCTTCAATCTGTTCTATGATAAAGTTGGTATGTCCTTTCAGTTCAAAAATAAAATTCTCAAGTTCATATTGTAAGTTTGCTCTAGTAAGTTGAACTCTCAAATCAGAGATAAAACTCAAGTCTTCTGGAGTTGTACCGTCTCTAAAATCCCATTCGTGTCCATTGGTTTCTAAAATGTATCTTGCACGTAAGATAGGGTCGACCAATGTATTAAAGGCTCGGTGTGCGAACTCTTTATGGTCTCTCCCGATAAATGAATTATCGTCTTTTAATAAGTTTAGAATCTTTTTGTAGTGCGTAGAAAGACTTCGGATACTAGTTCCTTGCTTTTCTTCGACACCAAAGAACTTGAAATAGTTCTTTTCATCTAAATTATATAATCTTTTTGTTCCTGACATAAATTTCTACCTATTTGTTCTTACATAATACAGTGTTTGTACCGAGAAGTCAACCTTTTTCTGATATATTTTTCAATTTATCTGTTAGTTGGTCGTAAGGGCGTAATCGTGGGTCTGTTTTATCTTCTTCATTGAATTGTAAGCCATATCTCCAACCATTGTCTACTTTTTCTGTCATCCATCTGTTATGTTTCATAGCAGTTAAATCGACTTCTGATTCACCTTCTGGCAATTCGTAAGTGTCTGTAGTTGTGATTTCCATTATAAAGTCTTCTTCTGTCCAGTCTGTTATAAGACCAAGAATGACCTCTGCTTCTTCTTCTGATACACCTCGATTTAATCTAAAATCATATATGTGTTCATACAGGGCTTCATTACCTAAATGATAAATCACGGCTGTACCATCTTCTAATGGCTGAAAAATGTTTACTACTGCTTTTTTAAGAACAGTTATGATACCTCGGACATCTGCCTTTGGTAACTCTTCTGTCATTTTCAGTCTAATATGATATTTAAAATTACTTTTATTCATCTTACTGTACTTGGTTTTCTCGCTTATCTGAAGTTTTCATAGTTGTGCTTGTAACTTGAAGTTCTTCGTACTTAGTTGAACTAGAATTTACATACAAACCAAACCATGCCGCACCAGAACCTACTAGGACTGATACTAAACCTGCTTGTTGGGAGTTTGGCTCTGGTAATAGCATAAACCATTGAACTACATCATATAAAAGATAGATGTACATAGAGATAAATGCTCTAGGAAAGAGTCTCCATCTGCTAAAATATTCTGGTGCTATGTGAAGCCAGTGTGCTGTTTTTGATTTCATGTCTAATACTCGATTACTTTTCTATATGTATTTATCTTTTAAAAATGCGAATAGTTTGGTTCGCATTGTGATAAATTGTAAAAGAGTTAAACGTAGGTTACTGTGACTTTCAAATCGCCAGATGTAGCACCGTAGTGTGCAAAGGCACATTTGATTTCTAGTTCAGCCGCACCAGCATAATGATAATCTGGATTTGTTATGTACGAACCAGTTGTTTCGATGTCATTTTCATAATCAGCCATAAATCTATCTTGGTCTGATTGTACACCAACGATTAATGATGGTGTACCGCCTGTGTAACCTGCTATAGCAGTAGTACATTCTACTAGAACACTCAATATCCTTGAGTTGCTACTAACTCTACCAAGTGTGATTGTTGATGTGTTACCAAATCCACCGACTGGAGTAGTAAATGTGTGTGATAATGAGTTGGCATCTGTTGCCGCACTATCTTCGTTAGCAATTAATGTCCAAGAAGAACCTGAATATAGATATAATGCCCATTCACCTTCGCCTGTGTCTAGTACGTGTGCTTGGTCACCTGTGAGAGGATTCATTGCATTTCTGGCAGCCATGTTGGCTACAACTGTAATACCACCACCACTTCGAATACCTTTTTCAACATTTAGACCTAGTGCATATGAACCAGAGTGACCTGACATGATACCGAAATCTACTGTAGGTGTGCCAACTTTATCAGTAAGAATAATTTCACCACCGTCAGAACGTGTTAACTTAAGAGTTGCACCTGATGCCGCGGTGTACGATGTTCCTAGTGATGCGATTGAACCAGTGCCTGCAAAATCATTACCGTTGCTATCTGATGTTCCGTTTACAATAGCAAATGCATTACCTTGTGAATGTGTAATTACTAGATTACCACTCGAATCTGATGCAGTGACATTAGCAATACCTGCCGCATTAATATCATTTGCCATATCTTCTGCAATAGCAACAGCCATAGAGTATGCGGCTTGACCTGCCGTTGTAGTTGAAAAGTTTACTGTTGTTCCGTTAATACTTGCACTAAATGGTGGGAAACCACCGACAAGACCGTAAGCAGAGCCGTGAGTCCCTGAATCACTTGTAATTGTATTTGGTGCTGGAGTTGAAGATGCTACTACGCCATGTGAAGACGTTGAAGTATTGATATCAGTTACCGCATTGTTTATCGAAACAGTACCACCAGAATTCGTTGTGAACAAAACATCGTATTCATTTATTTCCAATTTATCGGCTGCACTAGAAGTACCATCTGTAACCGTACCTCTGGATACACTAGGAATAGCATTTGTTAGTTTTAAGAATATTGCAACACCAGTATCTGTTAGTGTTAAATCACCAGAGTTGTCTGTTTTTGGATAAACAAAATCACCTGGATTTCCTGGCAAACCTGGAACGAAATCAACGATACCATTTGCTGGTCTTACTAAGAATTTATTTGGACCTGGTCCAGCGTGTGTAACTGTACCAACTAATCTTTCAATGTTAGCCGCATCGGCTAATTCAAAAACGTTAGTATTATGGTCAATTGCAACTACGTCACCTTGTTCAAAACCATGTGCTACTTGGTCTAACATATAGTTCATTTGTGGATTTAGATACTGAAAACGAGAGTTTACGTTTGCATAAAAGTCACTTGATACGATACCAACTGGTAACGGGTCAATCATAGGATGACCATTTTCGTTAATTTGGAATATAACTGCGTTGCCCGGAACTGTAAAGATACCATTACCAGCGGAACTTCTAAATGTGTTATATCTTAATCTGTCTTCGACTAGACATACACAAGTTGTTGCTGATTTTGATGTAATACTAACAATCTGTAATGCACGACCATCAGTAGCACCTGCAATATAATCACCTACTACGATATCAAATCCATCAAATTTCTTAGGTGTTCTCGTTAAGTGTGAACCGTGATTAACAGTTGTAACAGTCATAGTTAGTTGCCATCTATATGCTTTTGGCTGAGTGCCACCTGACCACCATAAGTCGCCAAGTCCATCATCGTAGTCCCAATTCGCATCTGTTATCTTTGCAGACACAGTAACAGGTATTACTTTTGCTGGAACATTTAAATCTATCGCACTTGTCTTATTGATTGCCATTTAATCTTACCTTTTAAACTGTTGTAAACATCACCCAAGCATGTGTAGTTGTTCCGAAACTTCGTCCTGCACCAGTTGATGCTTCTCTAAGGTCTAACGTCAAGTCTACTGACCCCATACTACCGAATGCTATCGGTGAGCCTGCTGAACCGCCACCTGACATTTTTCTTGTATTCATATCGGCATGTGCGTTTTTAATATTATACTCATTAGTAGAATATGCATAACCGTAAATAATTATACCTGATGGTGGATAATTTGTTGAACTGAATGATACTTCTACGTCACCACCAGTTGCTGACAGGATAGTTGCACTAACTCCCGATGTAGCATTTGTGATTGATGATAAGTTTCCGTTTGTTGCATAGTTCAATTTGAAGTATTCAATTGTAGCACCAGAACCACCACCACCACCTGAAGGTGCGGCTGGAGCCCATTCACTATCTGCTTGTACCCAAGTTAGAACATCACCGTTAGAAGGCGCACTAGTGGATGTGTCTACATCTGATAAATCGTTTATTGCAGAAGCACCACCACTTGATGGAGTTGTTGCTACAAATGATGAACCATTCCATGATAAGTATTGTCCACTTGATATGCCTGAAGTACTAACGTCAGTTAAGTCATTCATTGCGGCAGTACCCGATGCTACATCAGTTCCCGGTGCCCATGCTGAACCATTCCATTTTAGAACTTGTCCTGTGCTTGGTGCTGATGATGAAACATCTGTCAATCCACTTAATGCTGAACTTAATGATAAAGTTCCTGAGTTAAGTTGAATTCCTGAACCTGCTGATATGGCATCTGGTTTGTTTGAAAGATTATTATAATCTTGTACATCACTGCCATTGAATGTTAATTTGCCACCACTTACTGCAACTATATCTGTGCCAATATACAATGAAGTATTTAAATATACATTTCTGGCACGATTAGCGTTACTGCCTAAATCATATGTTGCATTTGATTCTGGTAAAATATGTCCAGAATTAGAAATTTGCCATCTGTCAGTGCCGTTAGTTTCAAATACAACACGACCATCTGCACCGCCATCTATTACTTCTACACTAGAGTTGCCTTCTTCAATCTTATCACCACCTGCACCGCCACCAGACTGGGCAACCCAAGCATAATCTGAACCGTTCCAAGAAAGAACATATCCACTTGTTGGATTACTTTGATTTAGGTGTGCGTCTACATTACTATTTGCATACATTGTAGGAGCACCAGACAATGATGAATATGCTCCATCAAATAATGTTGGTTTGCCTGATAAGTCTGCGTATGCACCAGAGAAGAAACTATCTGTAATTCCATATCCAGCGATTGATGTCGGTTTACCTGTTAATGAAGCAAACGACTGTGCTGGAACACTTGTTAAGTAACCTGCGTTGTTAGTCCATTGACTAATGTTACCAGATTTATTTGTAAATGTATGTGAACTAGTTGGTGTTACAGAATCTGTAATTCCGTATCCAGCGATTGTCGTTGGCTTACTAGTCAATGAAGCGAAAGTCTGTGCTGGAACTGATGTTAAGAAACCACTGTCGTTAGTTAAATCACTTACGTTTGTAGGTAATGTTGGCTTGCCAGATAGTGATGAATATGCTCCATCAAATGCATCTGTGATACCAAACCCTGCAATAGTTGTAGGCTTGTTTGTTACTGCTGACCACGCCGGTGTTCCTGAGTTTGCAATCCAGTCATAGTCTGAACCATTCCAACTTAATATTTGTCCAGTTGTTGCTGAACCTGAGTTTAAGTGTGTGTCAACATCGGCATTAGCATAGTTATCAGTTTCTGTGAAAGATATAACACCAGTCGAAGCATTATATGATAAGTCGCCTGTGACGCTAATTGCATTTCTAACTCTTGTATCTGTGAAGTATTTGTTTGTACCTTCACTTAGATTAGTTGTTGATTTTCCTGAAAGTCTTGTATCAAAATCTGTATTGAATGATGTATAAATTGTATCATCATTTTCATCAGCACTTGGTGTCCATGTAGAACCGTTCCATTTTAGAACTTGACCTGTTGAAGGTGTTGTAGAACTTACATCTGACAAATTCTCTAGTTGTGAATTCAGTGAGAATACACCTGTTCCACTATTATATGATAATCCTGTAGTTGCTGAGAAGGCAGCCCTTGCATCTGAATCTGTATAATGGGCACCTGAGGCACCATTCGAAACCCATGCGTAATCTGAACCGTTCCAACTTAGTACATAACCACTTGTTGGGTTAGATTGATTTAAGTGTGAATCTACATCACTGTTATCATATGTACTTGCTGAAGTTATGAAACCAGCATCGTTTGTTAATTGACTTGTAAGTGTTGGAATAGAAACTGTTGAGTTAGTCCAATCACCAGTACCATTGTCGTATGTTAAAAATTGTCCATCTGAAACTGATGAGATTGCCACATCTGCGAAATCGTCAAGTGTTAATGCACCTAAGTCAACATTATTACCAGTTGAAATTGATAATGTTGTGCCAGAAAGTGATAATGTTTGTGAGTCTGTTTCTGATGTTAAATATCCCGCATCGTTAGTCCATTGACTAATGTTACCAGTCTTATTTGTGAATGCTGTTGCACTTGATGGCGTTACTGCACCACCAGTTAATGAGAATTCTGTGCCTGATAATGTAAGTCCTGAACCAGCAGTATAAGTTGTGTCACTGTCTGTAGATGTAACCCATGCATAATCAGTACCTGTCCATTTTAGCATCTGATTGGCAGTTGCACCACTTATATTTAAGTGTGTATCAACCGCACTGTCATTATAATGACCACCAGTTAATGAGAATTCTGTGCCTGATAATGTAAGTCCAGTTCCTGCTGTGTATGTCGTATCGCTATCAGTTGATGTGACCCAATCGTAATCGGTACCTGTCCATTTTAATACTTGGTTTGCTGTTGCAGTACCTGTATTTAAATGTGTGTCAATATCGGCATTATCAAATGAATCTGTAATTCCATAACCAGCGAGTGTTGTAGGTTTACTTGTTAGTGATGAATATGCTCCATCAAATAATGTTGGTCTGCCAGACAATGATGAGTATGCACCATCAAATAATGTCGGCTTCGCTGACAAGTCATTATATGAGCCAGAGAATAATGTTGGCTTACCACTTAATGATGAGTATGTTCCATCAAATAGATTTGGTTTGTTTGATAGACTGTTATAGTCTCCATCAAAGTGACCGGATGTCAATGAGAATTCTGTGCCTGATAATGTAAGTCCAGTACCGGCAGTATATGTTGTGTCGCTATCAGTTGATGTAACCCATGCGTAATCTGTGCCAGTCCATTTTAATACTTGGTTAGCAGTTGCACTACTTACATTTAAATGTGTATCAACATTACTATTTGCATATGAACCACCGCCATCAGTAATTCCATATCCTGCTAATGTTGTAGGTTTACCTACTAATGAACTGAATAATTGTGCAGGAACAGAAGATAAGTAGTTTGAGTCATTAGTTAATTGACTTACTGCTGTTGGTATTACAGTGTTACCAGCAAGTGCAGTTGTACTAGTTGTACCCAATGCTAGTGCATCTGTAATGCCATAACCTGCTAATGTTGTTGGCTTGCCAGTTAATGCAGTAAACGTCCCATTAAAACCTAAACCTGGCAGAGTAGATAAGTCTACTGTGTTGCCACTTGAAATTGTTAAATCAGAACCAGATATTGATAATGATTGTGGGACACTGCCACCGCCACCACCACCGCCACCACCGGCGTTGTCTGCGGCTACCCATGCTGAACCGTTATATGTTAATACTTGACCGGCAGTACCACTTATTGCTAAGTTTTCTGCTAATACGGCAGTACCTTGAAATGTTTCAGCATATATATCATTAAATTTGAATGATGGTGAACCTACGTCATATACGTTATTTGCTGAAGGTAAGAAGTTTGAGAATTTATCGTGGTATCTTGCATCACCTTCTGCTTTAGAAAATACATCTAAATTTGTTCTTGCTGTTGCAACATTTGATAAGTTGCTTAATGTACCATCAGCACCTGCTGAACCACCACCTGATACTGTGTTAACAAGTGTAATTGTTCCATTGCCGTCATCTGTTAATGTAAGACCTGCACCTACTGCCAAACTCTTAAATTTTAGAGCATGGGTTGTGTTATCTTTAGAATGAAATAATCCAGTACCTGTGCCTACATTGGTACCATCTTGTATCGTGTCTGTATTTGTAGCCGCTAATATTAATCCGCCAGTACCGTTATCAGTAATAGTAAGATTATCGCCACCAATTAATTTTTTAAGTTGAAGTGTTGTTCCCGCTTCACCGTAATGTATCGCAGTTCCTGTTGAGCCGACATTTTCAATCGCTGTAAAGCCAGCGGCTCCACCACCACCTGAACCTGCCGAGTTGACAAATGCGCCTTCACTTGTGTCATATACTAGTACTTGGTCTTCTGCTAAATTGCCAATAAGTTTGAACTGTGGCTGAAATGGTTGTGCGTTTATACTCATGTCTATTCCCTATTAGTAATTCAGGTAAATCTTCCCTACAAATCCTGCTGTAGTATAGTCTGTTATACCCAATGATGTTCTGTCTAGTTTTGCTCTTAAATATACTAAGTTAGCAACAAAAGTAAAGCCATCTACTCCAGTAAATCCATCATAGTCTTTGTATGGTAAACCGGCAAGAAGAATGTCAAACCAATCATCTTCTGTTGGTGTAGTTGCTAATGTTCCTTGGATTTTGATGCGACCTTTTAGGTTATTGCCATAGACTGCTACTGTATGAACACCATCTGTGTAACCATAATATGAATCACCTGGAACTGCATCACCTGTTGTGTCTAGTGAAGTAGCGCCTGTTAGTGGTAATAGAGTAGTTGTTTTACGAGCCATATGCCATTCCTCTTAAGTTGTATTAGTAGTTAAAGAACTGTAGTTCTTCTCTTATTTATCTAATTCACTTATTAGGACGGCCTTGGAAATTGATTTTATGTTCTCACCAAACATAAATGTGAAATATTCTACATCGATTTGTTCTTTACAATACATACTATATGTTGCCCATGAACCATAGTAACCAAAACGTCTAGTCACTGACTTTACGTTTCCAGATATTGCATAGTTAGGGTTGTCTTTGAATGTTTCTGTGATGCTGTCACATACATCTACAAAAGTGCCCATTGTGTATAATAGTTCTACTTTGTATCTGTGTTTCTTAAGATATAATGATTTTCGTAAATCAACATTGGAATCAAACTTATCAAGTATATCTTTTAAGTCTGGGAATAATGGTTCGGTATATCTGACGTGTAACTCTGTAAACTCTTCTTTTGCTTTTAAATAGTCTTCTTTTTTTAGAAAATAAGCATGAGTGTGATATCCATTATTGAACTTAATTCTACCTTTGAACTCTTTCTTTAGATATTGATGACATTGTTGTCTAATCATCCAAGAGTGTTCACTTGGCTTCTCTGTTCGATAATAAAACTTTGGAAGATTTCCTAATCTAGGATAAGTTATTCTATAAGGGTATATATTATAGAATAGTTTTGTTACAGTTTCAGTGTACATTATGTATATATAAACTCAACGTTATCTTTCTCGTTAATTAAAATTTTACAATTACCGCCATCTTTTAGTTTACCAAAAAGAATTTCTTTTGATATTGGCTTTTTGATGTAATCATTGACTACTCTCTGTAAAGGTCTAGCACCCATCTCTGGCACATATCCTCTATTTCTTAGCCACGTTCTGGCTGAATCAGACAGTGTAATAGTTACATTCTTATCTTTCAACATTTCATTAATCTCATTGATAGTCTTATCAACAATCATATCAATATGATGCCTTTCAAGTGATACGAACTCAACTGTCGCATCTAGTCTGTTTCTAAATTCTGGTGAGAAAAACTTGTTTACTGCTACCATACTTGCATCATCATGGTCGTTACTAAAACCAATTGCTTTCTTATTCTTTTGTGCCGCGCCTAAGTTTGATGTCATAATAAGAATTACATTACTGAAGTCTGCTGTTTTACCAGTTGAACTAGTCAAGCGACCATCGTCCATAACTTGAAGTAATAAATTCATTACACTTGGATGTGCTTTCTCTACTTCATCTAATAGAACAATGCAGTTTGGAGTTTCGTCAACATCATTGATAAGTTGTCCTGCACCAGCACCACCTTCTGCATGCCCTACATATCCTGGAGGAGCACCGATAAGTTTTGATACTGAATGTTGTTCCATATATTCTGACATATCATACTTGCGAAGTTTTATTGATAAGTTATCTGCAAGTTGTCTACATAGTTCTGTTTTACCAGTACCAGTTGGACCAACAAACAAGAATGAACCAACAGGTTTATTACGTTCTCTCATTCCTGATTTACTTACTAGAATACTTTCAACTAATGTACCAACTGCGCCATCTTGACCAAATAACTTTTTCTTAATGTTGTCTTCTAAATGAATAAAATTATTATTTTCTTTTGCATCAATCATGTCCATCGGAATACGAGTTATCTTAGAAATTGCTTGTTCTATTTCTTTGTTTGTAATAGGACCTTTGTGACCATGAAGTTTGCCTCTTGCACCTGCAATATCGATTACGTCAATAACTCTATCTGGATTATATTTGCCATGCATATAGCGTTCTGCTAATTCAACTGCCATATCAAGTGAATCGTCTGTATACTCAAGTTCATGGAATGCTTCATAATATTGTTTAAGACCTTTAACAATTAGTTTGGTAGTTTCTTTGCTTGGTTGGTCTACTACTACTTTCTGAAAACGTCTTTGTAAGGCTCTGTCTTTTTCGAAATTTTCTCTATACTCTTCGCTTGTTGTTGCACCGACACAAAATAGTTTACCACTCGCTAATAATGGTTTCAATAAGTTTGCGATATCGATATTTGAACCACCGGCTGAACCCGCACCCATAATCATATGAATTTCATCAATGAACAGAATAACATTATCTTTCTTAGAAAGTTGGTCAAATACAAGTTTCGCACGTTCTTCAAATTCACCACGATACTTTGTACCAGCAACAAGACTAGTTACATCTAGTGAATATACAGTTTTCTCTTCAAGTATATTAGGAACTTTGCCTTCTGAAATCATTAATGCAAGACCTTCTGCGATAGCAGTTTTACCAACACCTGGTTCGCCCACAATAATCACATTGTTCTTCTTACGTCTGGCTAGAACTTCTGTAATTTCGATTAGTTCTTCTTCTCTGCCAATAACCGGGTCAATTAAACCTTCACTAGCAGTTTCATTTAGATTTGTACAGAAGTCTTCAAATTTGACAGCCTGTGATGGGTCACCTGTTTGAGCAGGTTTAGCCGTGTAGAATTCTTTTTGAATAATTGTGATAGCACCTTCTCTTGTTACTCCATGTTTGGCTAAGAAGAAATATGCATATGAATCTGTTTCACTTAGTAGTGAAATTAATACGTCTCTACAAAATAGTTTAGTTCTGCCGCTAAAGATAACTTGAGTGATTGCACGATTGAATACTCTACTCAAAGCCGCAGTCTTACGAGGCCCTCGTCTATCCATTGCCGGTGCCATATCAGTAATGTCTTCTCTATCTTTCAGATACTTCTCAACGTCTTCTGCAATAGCACCACCTTTTACTTGCATATCGGTTAACAAATCGCTAACGTCTGATTCTTCTAAAATAGAAAATAATAAATGTTCTAATGTGACGTATTCATGTGTTAGAGAATTGGCAAATTGAACTGCTCTCTCTAATGTAATACTAATTCTGTCTACACTTCCATCTCGTTCTTGTTCTGCCATCTATGTCCTCTTTAGAAAATTAATCTTCAAGTTCGTATTATTTATAATGTTTTTTACTAAAATTGTGTCACCTATTCTAGTGGTCTTTGGTACTGTAACAATGTAATGAATATCTGGAGATATATCATCTCTAAATCCAGACTTAGTCCCTCTCATTGCGTCTAGTTCTTCTTCACTTATTTTTACATTCAATGTTACTGTAATAATACTGCCACTGTCTGATTGTATCTTTTTAATATCTGTAAATGCTTGTCTAATATCATCAAGTTTCTGTCTATCACCATCACCTGTGTCTGGATGATGTTTCATTAATAATCGCTTATATGCAATTCTTATTTCATCTTCGCTGGAGTATTTGGTTATGCCTAGAACCTTAAAAGGTGACATGATTAATCTGATTTAAGGAATGATTTGATTTTTGAAAGTGAACTTGGTTTAGACTCAAGTGCATCTTCCGCAGTAGCAATAACATTCGCATCTTCAATCGCCTTGTCGGCTTTTTCGTAATATTCTTTGTATGCAATCAGAATTGCTTTTTGTTCGGAAAGATATCTAATCACTTCAGCATTGTTTAATGCTAACGCTTCATAACCTTCGTGTGTGAGTGAAAATAATACAACAGGTTTGCCTGCCGCTTCTAATTCTCTCCAAACATCATTTATATTTTCTTCTGTGACCACAAGATAATCTACTTCTTTCATATTCGTTATCTCAGATTCTGGTAGAACGAGTAATGGTCGTTCTACGGGTTTTGCTGAATAGTCAACTGTTTTTGGTAGCATAGATGAACATCCACTAAGTGTTACTGCTAATGCTCCTGCTAGTAATGTTGTTTTAATCATGGTCTTGGCCCCGTATAGTTAGGATTTGCCACATCTGAACAAGTTGTGTTCACTTGTGACTTCTTGGTCGCCGCAATCTCTTTTTCAGTTAGTGGAGAACCAGTTAGTATCTCATAACATCTTAACACATCTTTGGTACCTTTGTCAACTATTCTTTCGATTAATTTTGGTTTTGCTTGTGCTAAGTCTCCAAGTTCATGTTCACTTAGTTTAGTTTCTAATTTATCTACCCTTGAATTTGCAACTTTAAAGTCATCAGACACTCTAGTATACTGTGCTTGTACTTCTACTAAGTCTTTTTGTATAGCCTTGACAGCCGCTTCAGAGGCTTGTTGTGCCAATTCTGCCTTTGCCGCATTTTCTCTATAGATGCCAATTTGTTCTTGTGTATATTGATAATATTTCCATGCACCAAATCCTACTACTCCTGTAATAGCGGCCATAATGATTATCAATTTTATTTTACCTAATATCATAACTTTCTTTCTTTTTTATTTGTGTCGGAAAGTGATTCTACCCATGCTCAAATCATATGGGGTCATTTCAACAGAGACTTTATCCCATAGGATAACTTTGATGCTATTTTTACGCATTTTGCCGGACAATGTACATTTTACCATATGTTCGGTTTCACCATCGAGTACTACCTCGAATTTGTCGCCAGGAAGAATCTTAATTACCTTACCTTCGAACTTTAACGGTTCTTCTTTAGCCATTCTTTGATTTCTTCTGCCTTTACTTTTATTGCTGGACGTTTATAGAACTTGATTTCCCATTCATCATTTTTTACTAATCCATGAATGTCGTTTATCAAACTCATAGTAACGTTCATTAAATCTTCGTTCTCAACTTCAACAAATACAATATACATACCAACATCGTTTGGATTTGGAGAAACTTCAGTATCTAATATAGATGTTACACCTCTTTCAATAAACTTTGCTAAGTCTAGTGCTGGTGCTTCATCTTTAATATAAAATCCTACAACAATAACATCTTCTTCTGTACCCGTTTTAGGTTTAAACTCACCAACTGATATAGTCTTATCTACTAAAGATACTAAATCGCCGTATTCTACACCTTCATTAAATTCTTCGTATTTCATTATGTATCCTGTCCAAGTTTAGTTTCATCATCTAACCCAGTTTCATAAGCATTAGATAATTCTGATTGATTGATGTTGCCATCAACTACATCTTTACCAGTTAGTGCTTCATCAACAAATTTACGTGGCATCCAAACGTCAACTAACCAAACATCCTCTGAATCTAACTTTGGTTTTCTGTTTGTATCTAAATCTTCTTGTTTTTTAACTGTTCTTGGAGTTTTTAATGTTGCTTTCTTAAATTTAACATCACAACCAATATTTTCTAATCTTGCTTTCGCTTTTGGATTAGGCATTTTTAGGTATGGATACATTAAAGTAACATTTAGCCAATATCTGGACAATTTAGGACCTTGAGCGACTTCGCCTTCTTTCCAATTCTCATAACCGTACATACCCTGTTCTTCGAGCATATTTTCGAATTCTAATAGAATGTCTAATAAAGTTGCATTTCCATCGATACCTCTTAGGTTATCAATGATGTCATTTTGCTTAATATCGTCCATATTTGTTTTTCTCCACAATTATAAATGTATTTATCATTTCCAGAACGGAAATATTTTTATCTCGTTTAATTATATATTATGTATATCTTATTGATTGTTGACTAAATACCTTTGTAAGCAGAGATGTTTACTTTCTGAAAATCCCTCATCAGGAGGAACAATATGGCACGAAAAAAACGTGTTGAGAGACAGAATAACAATCATAAAGTATACAATAACAGCAATGATATCGTACCACTTTATAGTAAAAAAACACCTACAATTTTACCTAGAAATGTTGCACAGGAAGATTATCTTTATCAGTTAGCCGACCCAAGTACAAATATCGTATTTGCGATTGGTCCTGCTGGTACCGGTAAAACTCTGTTGTGTACACAAATGGGTATTAAAGCATACATGGAACGGGAGGTCTCCAAAATAGTAATAACAAGACCGGCAGTGTCGGTTGATGAGCAACACGGTTTTTTGCCAGGCGACTTGAATGAAAAGATGGCGCCATGGACAAGACCAATATTTGATATATTCGAAAAACATTTTACGATGGTTCAAATCGAAAACATGTTATTAGAGAATATCATAGAAATAGCACCTTTAGCCTACATGAGAGGCAGAACATTTGAAGATTCTTGGATTATTGCAGATGAAATGCAAAATGCAACGAAGTCACAAATGAAGATGTTATTAACGAGAATAGGCAACAACACAAAAATGATAGTCACGGGAGATTTAAAACAACATGACCGCGGATTTTCAGAAAACGGGCTTTCTGACTTCATTCAATTAGTTGACCATTTCGAAAAAGATGAAAAGAATTTATCACACATTTCAATCTCACAATTTGATATGCAAGATGTAGAAAGGCATCCAGCGGTGATAGAAATATTAGAAATTTACGGCGAAGACGAATAAACGGGATGACAAAAGGGAGCATGTTATTTGCTCCCTTTTTTACTTATGGTAGAAGATGAAGGTTACGCTCCTTCGCCTGAAGCATTATGAGTGCTTTGTGCTACTATTACACCAATCTTCCAACCTGGTTGTTAATGGTCGGAGTAGTAGGATTTGAACCTACGATTTCTACGTCCCAAACGTAGCGACTTACCAGACTAGCCTATACTCCGTATGTTGGCCTGCTCGGCAGGATTCGAACCTGCGACCTACTGCTTAGAAGGCAGTTGTTCTATCCAACTGAACTACGAGCAGAAATTAGTGTGTATGTGTGGTAGGTTTCAAGGCTTACAAGTCAATCAAGGGAATTCTTCCTTGTGACTGACGTTGCAATATTTCAGCAACACGCTCCACCTCACTCACACTAACGACATACACATGCCGGAATACTTTCATCGACCCTTTTGTTTGTGACTGCTAATATCACTTCATTCATATGGGAACTTGATAATCCGCATACTAGTTAGGAGCAACCTAACGTGTCCTCTATAAATCCAATTCTTTGTTATAAGTATCTTCGAAACTTTTGATAATTGCTTTCTTTTCAGCAATCAAACCCTCAAGTGAACTTATTGACATTCGCTTTTCATCACTTGCACCTTCGGTGAAAGAAATGATGGCACTTTCTAAGATTTCAATATCTCTGAATAACATATGCACCGCATACTCCTTTTAAAGTTTAATTTTGGTACTCTCGGGCGGACTCGAACCGCCAAGCCTTAAAAGGCGACAGATTTTAAGTCTGTTGTGTATACCAATTCCACCACGAGAGCAATATGATTTCTATAGAACTCGTTTAAGTACGTTCAATGGTTTATAAACGTCCATAGATTTTCCGATAGTGCAATTTTCAGCACCATAAATGATAACTTGTTCATTGTAAACAAAGTCTGCTTGAGTTTTATCCAATGCTTCCCAACGTGAGACGGCACCGTCTTCTGCAATTACTTGCACAAAATATAAATCACTCATTTTTTAACCTCTTTCTATAATGTTGTAGATTTCTTCCCAGTCATAAGCATATTCAATACCATCTGCTTCGTGGTCTTTGTTATGTTCATGTTCAATAACAATAGGCTTCAATCCGTATTTTAGTCCTGCTTCTGCATTCTCTGGCTTGTCTTCAATCCAGTACAACCCAGAATCTTTAAACTTTACAAGTTCTTCGTCTTTGTCAGCACCTGTGTCTAAACAGATAACATCAATAAAGACATTCTTGCCGAATATGTTTTTCAAGTTGCTAATTCGTAGCATCTGTGCTTTCACATCTAAACTTAAACTAGTAATCACAATGAATTTCCAGCCATGTTCAACTAGTTTGGCAACACCACTTCTTGCATCTTTGTACGCAGGAAGGAAGCCCATCCAAGCACTTTCATTAAATTCTTTAACTAACTTCTTACCTAAAGTCTTAGGAATACCGAATGTAGTAGAAATATCATAAGTCGCTTCTGCTTTTTTAGTGAAGCCCTTAGTCTTCATCCAATCGTGGAATGCATCTTCCCAAGCGAGAAGAACTCCGTCACAATCTGTCAATATAATCTTTTCGTCTTTCAATTTAACCTCTCTTATTTTTCTCATTTATGTATACATTATAGCATGATTCTAGGTTTTGTCAAGTTTTTATGAACCTACAGTCAACTCAATGAAGTTATTTTTTACATCATAATCTAGTTGCTCAACATATACGCCATGATATCCACAAGCATCCATAAGATGTTCTGATGCTTTAAGAACAGAATCAACATCCCAATTTCCTTGGATTACGTTAACTTTGTTATCTGTTGCCCATTGCAACGTAATGAATTCATCACTTTCTGAACGATAATCCGCCATGTTAGTACGCAATTCGTATTCGCCATCTGCAATACCCATTGCTTTTGTTGTTTCACAATCGAAGACCATTCTTGTTTCATTGCTTAATTTTGACATGTGATTCTCTTTCTCTCTGATTACTTAATTAATATAACACATTTGGCGTGGTTGTCAAGTTTTTAATCTAAATCACATTGCCAATAAGTTCCGTCATACCAGGCACGAAGACCACCCAATGGATAATCTGTATGTTCAAAAAATATAAAAGGACGACCCTTTGCATCTATTTTCTGTTCTATAATACTGGCTTCTTCTAAAGGTATTAGACGTTCCTCACCAGTATCGCTATAATACGCACTATTAAAAATTCTAATCATTAGTTTACTTTCGATACTGATACTGTGGCAGAACCAAAAAGTTTGCCCATGTTTTCGAACACTACATTATAAGCATTTGCTTCATATGACCAATTATCAAAGAAATCATCATCGTCATCCTCTGACGCACAATGCTCTTCCCACTTGGAATTCATAAATTCCATGCCTGCTAATGCATCGTCATTACCGCAAAAAGCGATTGTTTTCCACGCATCTTTAAAAGTTGGAGTATCTTCGTAAAAACTAGGAATTCTAAACATATTTAAACCTCTATCATTGATTAACTATACTTATAGTATACACTGATTCGAGGTTTTGTCAAGTTTTTAGGTGTTTTTTCTAGTGTGTAGGATAAAGATTGTGCTTGAATTCAGAGATTTCATTGGCTTTCTCAAACATACCCATATCTCTGAGTTGTTTGATACTTTTACAATAACTTCTGTATTCCATCGCTTTTAGAAATCTTCTAAACATTGTCATTCCTCATCAACAATAGTTTGAACTTCAATATTCTTTGGTTTACCAACTGTGCTGATACCAAGAATACCTTTAGGGTCTGCTTTCCAAAAACGAAAAGGCTTTTGACCTTTGAGTGCAAAGTCTTGACCACGAGTCCATCTGCCATGTTGCATCAGTACCCATTCACCGACTTTTACATCTTTTTGTTCTGGTCCAACTGCATAAATTTGTGCCCATCTGCTTCTGATACCATGTTCTTTGCCATCATCGTCAGCAATTATGATACCACCTGCACTCTTTCTTTCACCTACTTCTAGGTTCGTTAAGATAATAGTATCGTGTAGAGGTCGTAATGATTCTGTCATATTATTTGTTCTTTTTTGTTGGGGTTGCTTGTTGCTTTGCTTTAGGTTTTGAAACTGGTTCATCTTGCTCCTGCTTTAATTCACTTTGTCTAACAAAATTTCCATCTTTGTCTTCTACCCAAGGGTCATCTTCTTCGACTATCTTTGCTTTGGGTTTAGATTGTGCCGGTGGTGGCGTTGGTTCTACCCAATCATCTTCCATTGGCTTTTCTACTTCCTGTACTCTAGTGTTTTGAATTTCAGGAGTATCATCATCTATCTTAATGCCGCCTTGAACAACCGCTTTTGGGTCATTTCGGTTATAGTGTTCTCTTGCGAGTTCATCAGCAGTTTTTACAATTCTGCCACCTTTACCCAACTGGTCACCACGTGCATTTGTTTTAGTATTGCCGACAGTAATATTTTTTTCTTGGCGAGCCATCAACTTTGCTAAATCAATCGATGCACCACGCATACTTCTACGGTTTGCCATTTTTACTCCTCATTTAATTCAAAAATATTTTGAATAAGTTCTTTTAGTGTTTCTTCGGTCATTTCTTTTGGCTTTATATATGGGTTATTATTAACATATGTATTATGAATCAAATTAGCAGAAACACGAATGATTTTTTCTTCTTCATCACTCAGTTTTCTTTTACTATTTGGAAATTTGATTATATTCTTATTCATATTATCTCAAAAACTCATTTATATCCAACTCGTATTTAATGCTATCGACCTTATGCACACCAATTAAATATAGCACATAACTTGCTACACTACTACCTCGACCAACACCCCATACGATATTATTTTTTCTTAGGGTATCTATAATATAGACGCACACTTTAAGTACGTCTATTATATTGTATTTATCATACAAATTTAGTTCTTCGTTAACCCTATCAATTGCATGAGCGGGAGTTCTCTCTAAAACATAAGATTTGATATCTAACGTTTTATATTCATCAGGAATGAACCAATTCTCTTGGTTAATTCTATCGAACTCTTCCAC